TTACTTGGATGAGAACAATTTCGGCATGGACGTAGACGGTTTGGATATAGATTTCTTTTCTTGGACAGGAGCGGTGTTGGACTGCTCTTTTTTTTCTGTCATTTTTCGTTTCATGTCCTCAATGATGAGCTTTTTCACATACCCGCTAAAATTTTTCTTGGACACGTACTTCCATAGTTGCTGTTCCACTTCATCTTTCAAGTTGAACGATACAGATTTGACATGCTTTTTAGTCATACCGACACCTCCGTTTTCGGTATTACTCTGCCTAATTTTTTTGTCGTATGAAATGCACGGATAGACACGCATATTTTCACGTCTGCGCGCATACGCTATTACCGTAAGCGTAGCACGGTACTAGCGTGGCTTCACCCCTTTAATGGTGGAGCCTTTTGTTTTGGTCATAGCGGTATTACTGATTTTAAAAAGATGGTATTACCGAGTTACTGTCTTGAAGATAATTCTTCTTTTATATCTGCAATCAACTGTGCTTGCTTCATGATGTACGCTGTGTTATCCGTTGCATGATACATTCTCATAACAGCATCAGTTAATAATAATTCCAGTACATCTGTCGATAATGATTTTAAATTTTTCATTTTCATTTCTCCTTTCAAATGAAGTCGTTGAAATATTCCGTCTGTACTTCCTGCGTCTCTAAAATCGGACGCTTAACACTCACACCTTCCATATCACGCTGTATCAACCGCTTAATGTACGCGGAAAAATTCGTTCTTTTCATCGCATGTTCATACAACGCAAGCTGGTCGGGGTCTTCAATGTTAAAAGCAACAGGTTTCCTAACAATGTGCATATATCCCCCTCCCGATCGTGTAAAATCCAACGGCATTCGCAAAAATTGGATCTTCATATCCATCGTGCAATACAGGCCACATGATTTCCACGTTCGGAAAATACCGCATCATCGGTTCCAATAGTAGCTCCGCGATACCACCGACGAGATACACCGTATCCTCACGTTTCCAACGTTTCGATACGTGTGAAAAGATACCGCGAGATAACTCATGTAAGTCCTTGTTTCGCACGCTGTTATAGCCGAAAGGAAGCGTTTCTGAATCGCGGTTGACATATCGTCTGTTCAAGAGCGTCGCACAATTGACCGTTGCGCTTCCAACGTCGATGATACGTATCAATCCGTTTGTTGGTGAACTCCAGAACGCTGATGCTCCTTCAGCTGCTACTTCGCATTTGGTGATTGTAAATGTCTTCGTTTCACCATTAACCGTCAATGTATGCCGACCGATGAGCATTTCTTTAATTTTCTTTTTTTCATCTGGAGTGTGCTTGCTGATCGGCTGACCGACAACAATTTCATAATAATCTGAATCGCTGTACCGATGTAACGCTAACAACACACGCATTTTCGCGTCCTCGTGAGCCTTTGTATCACCCATGACCATGCCACCATAATCAGACTCGATAAGCGCGAGCGTACCCGCGAATCCTCGTTTTCCTTCGTACTCCCACACCATGCCGTCTCCGTGGTTGTTTTCGAGGTTGCGTTCTTGGTACTCGCCAATCGCTGCACAAAACTTCATCGTGCCGTTGATACCAGCAATCTTCACTTCACTATTTCCAGCGTCAACACCAACAATCATATGCTCACCTCCATGTTGTTCATTAGTGAATCACTAGACGAGTTGTATCGGTAGGAGTTATTCACTAGTGATTCAGTTGTTAGAGCATATGAGCGGTTGCTTGTACGATAGAATTTGTCCTCCAATTTTTTTTTGTTTTTTTTCACACTATACTTGGAAAGGAATAAAAAGAAATATGGAGAAGATATAAAATGGTGATGATAAGTGAAAAGTAAAATCGGGGAAATTATCGAGAAAAAAGGCTATAAGAAAAAATATGTAGCGGAACAGGTTGGAGTATCCGCGAATCAGTTATCGAATTGGATTGTAGGGAAAAATTATCCGACGGTGGATAAGGCGTTTAAGTTAGCGGAGGTGTTAGGGGTGAATATAGAGGAGTTGTATGAAAAAGGGCAGTCATGACGCTGCCCTTCTTATTGATAATTTTCTTTTGTGAACATCACTTTCCCGTCTTTGTCTAATACAACGACTTTCTTTACAGAATAAAAACAGGATTTTTAACCCAACAATGCAGAAAGTTGGCGATACAGTTTTTCGTCGCACTTGATATGAAGCGTATGTTCCATACCTTCTACGTCACGTAAACGCAAGTATGCTTTTGATGTGTCAATCTGCTTTCCACCCATAGCCGCTCCTACAATTGCTCCTGTTGTTCCAGCAACCATTTTTCCGACAACCGCACCCGCTGCCGCTTTCCCTGCGCTACGTGTATGTGATTCTTCCCAATCAACGCCGACAAGTGTCCATTTCTTTTTGTCTGCGAATGGCACTTCTGTGATGATTTCGCCTGGTTCTTCTCCTTTGACAATATTAATGAAGCGAACCGGCATATCCTTATCAGTTAGAACGTGCCCACCCGAAAGGATTTCGACATTAATACGCTGTTTGAATATTTCCTTTAGATTTTTAAACATTGCGATTCCTCCCCTTTTATATGATATGTATGTACGCAAGCAATCGGAAAAAGTTTCATCAAAAGTATAGCATGGACAGAAAAGTGATTCCATAGAAAATAAAAAAGCCCTGCCGATGTGGCAGGGAATTAAACGATAATCGCTGGATAGCCTTTGTCTTTTAGTTCTTTTGCTAACCTTTCTGCGTTTGACTTATCTTTAAATGCTCCGACTTGCACACGATACAATTTTCCATCAGACGATTTTTCTTGTGGTTTTGCTTTTTGCGGCAATCCTAAAAATTTAGCGACACCTCGTGCGTGCGCTTCTCCTACGGCTTTGAGAAACGCTTCATTTTTCAATAGTTTTGCATCGTTGCTGTCGATGAACAAGTTTTCGGTCAACACGGCAGGCATTTTTGTTTCTCGTAAAACGGCATAATCAGCCCGTTTTTTGCCTCGGTCTGTGATGTTACCAAACTGGCGCATTGCGGATAAAATTTCACCATGCAACACGTTTTGCAATGCAATTGACTGTGGTGATGCGTTAGGATGAACATAACTTTCAAACCCTGTGCCCTTGCCAGCATTGATATGCACGCTGACAAATACGTCTGCACCCCATGCGTTTGCCATATCGGCGCGTTGGGACAACGTCAGCGTTTGGTCTCCTGTACGAGTGACACGTTGTTCAAAGCCTGTATAATTCTCTTCGAGGTAAGACATTGCATATTCCACGATTTTGTGTGTCAACTGTTTTTCCTGCAATCCATTTGCCACCGCGCCAGGATCATCGCCGCCATGCCCTTTATCCCAGTAGATTTTAGACATTTTTCCCCTCTCCTTTCTCGCTTCTTCCTTTCAACACTTCTACCGCCTGCTTGATTTGTTCTGGCACGGGAAGCCCAATTCGTCCGGCATTTTCAATGATCGAAAGTAGCTCATTCGCTAAATAAAAAAAGATCGTTGCGTCACGGAACAGTCCATTTGTTCCGACAGCACGATCAATTAAATGTCCGACTGCTACGAGTATGAAAATCATGACTTTTTTCGGAATGCGCTTGAAACCAACTGCACTCCTCAATGTTCCTTCTTTCGATGCTGCCAACACACCTGTAACATAATCAAGTGAGACGAATGCAAGTAAGATGCCCAACAATTCAGACCAACCGCCAAACAAATAACCGACGACAGCCCCCGATACGGCCGCGCCGGTTTTAAAAGCAACTTCTAATCGTTCCAACTCAACAACCTCTCTTTCTGTAAAACGGCATAAAAAATACGCCTTCATGGCGCTTGTTTGTGTCGCATTACGACTACGCAGTAAACTCTTCTCCTGTGATCTCCTTATACTCAGCTAAAGTAAAACGGCATAAAAAAATGTGCCCTTGGTTTGGTGTTTGTTTGTGCCGCATTATCGTCCTGTTATACAACGAATTCTTCACCTGTAATCTCTTTATATTCTTCGAGTGTGATAACTCCCCATTGTGCCGCTTCATGGATAATATCTTTTGTTAGGTAACCCATTTTGTAAAAAGTATTATAAAAGTCGAAAAACACACTTTTCATTAACTGATTCCTCCTTTGAGTTTCATAATTTCAATGTTTAGATTCGCTACAGTCTGCGTTAATTGAGTAATCAATATGTCTTTCTTTTGATTTTCAAGTGCTAATTGCGCTAATGCCATCGATGTGCTTTTCTCTGCTATTTCTCCATGTTTCCTTTCTTGTTCCACAATTTCTAAGTCTTTGATTCGTATGCTTTTCATCTTTCAACCCTCCTTTTACTCGAATGAAAAACCGAATCCGTCTACGATGATTTGTTCGGTTGCAGTGCCTTTCAAAATCTCAAATTGCAAGTTGATCCCCCACTTCGCAGCTGTTTTTGTCGTGTTGACGAATGTGTGAACTTCACGGCTTAAAAACTTTTGTGTAATGTCCTCCCATGTTGGTGATGCATCAAAGCCGTTGTTGCAAGCTTTTACAGATAATGTCGCGCCGTTCGGCACAGTCATTACTCCACTCACCACAAGTTTCTTTGCCGCAATAGATGTTTCAATCGGATTTTTCAGCGTGAATTTGATGCGGTCATCCGTTTTGGTAAACGTATATGTCCGCGTTGCTGTACCGCCTTTTCCATCATTGACAGTAATCGTAATAGTATGTGAGCCAAGCGATAAAGTTGACCATACACTACTTAAATCGAGTGTATATGTTTGACCACGGACTGCATTGTTGATTGTGCGGATTATTGTCGCATCGACTTTTTCCGTGACTGTAAGTGTATCGCCTGTATCTGTGTCGTTCACGGAGTAGTTCACCGAAAAAGAAGCTGATTTGTTCCCTAAGTTGCTGTCGCTGCCAGAAATCACAGGGGCAGAATTCAGAACTTCAAGGACGGGGCGCCAACCGACGCTCGCAGTGCGGGAGCTCGAAGAATAGTAGACCCAGAAGCGAGCCGAGTAGTACCCGCGGATCGCGCGGTAGGCGCTGTCTCCTGTATAGGTTTCTTGCACCCAAGAATAAACTCCCATCCAATTCCATTTTTGATTATGTGCGCTATTCTTATCTGTACTATTTAATGTCGAATCTAAGTCTGATGAAGATGGAGTAGGTAAGCCACTCAATCCCGCTTCATTTACAATCCAACGATCCCACTCGTTTGATGCGGGAGAGCCGCCACTATAATAATCTGAACCGCTGCGAAGATTAGAACCGCCGGTTAATACTCTTAATTTATATTGCTGTCCGTCAATTGTGACTGTTTTTCCGAAAATTAAACCCTGTGCGTTAAGGTCATCCCAGCTGATATTGACGAGCATAACACGGTCGCAGACAAGGTATTTTTTGCCACCGTCATTAACTTCAATCCATTGCATTTCATAGTTCGTTTCCGTGTTTCGAATCTCTAATGTAGCACCCGCGCTATAATTCTGTATATTCCCTACGCCAGCACCTGTATAAGGTTCTGTGTCGTTCCGCCATGGGTTTGTCGGGCGGGGAATCCTCGTGCTTCCCATATACAGCGTACCAAGTTTAATCACATCGCCATTCGCCAAACTTCATCTCTCCTTCCACGTTGATATACGGATATGGAGCGAATATTTTCTTCGCTAGATTATAGGAATTACTATGGCGTGCATGACCAAGCCAGCTATCAACAGCTTGTTTCACTTCTTTTTCCGTCAGCAATCCCCCCTTTAACTTGCGATCCATCGCTTTTATCCGCCGTTTCATCGCTCGTTTTGATTGATCGCGTACTTTTCTATGAGTTGTCCATATTTTAAAACCGTACGCATTTACACCTTGTTTTAGAGGAAATATCTGTGTTTTTTTCTCGTTTTCTTTTAAGTTCAATTTTGTTCGTAAAAACCAAACCATCTGCTCTTTTAACAAATTCGCATCTTCTCTCGTTGGTACTATTGCTATACAATCATCCATATAGCGTACATAATATTTAATTCCTAAATAACGCTTTACATATTGGTCAAGTTCGTTAAGATAGATATTTGCAAAGTCTTGACTGGTAACATTTCCAAGAGGGATTCCGACTTCTCCTTCTGGACTACTGTCAATGATCGTATCAAGAAGCCATAACGTGCGTTCGCAAGCTATTTTCTTCCGTAAAATTCGTTTTAATATTTCGCGATCAATTGTATAGAAAAACTTTGAAATATCCACTTTCACAATCCAGCCGCCGCCAAAATTGCGTTCAGCCATCCTCATATATCGTTGCGCAGCATCAACTGCTCGATGTGTTCCTCGTCCCTCAAGACAAGCATAAGAATCTTTAATGAATACGCCTTTGTATACATGTTTAATCACGTTATGCACAGCAAACTGAACAATCTTATCTCGAATACGCGGAGCGCTGACTAAACGTTCTTTCGGCTCATACACTTTGAATCGAATATACTCGCCGACTCGATACCTTCCTGTTTTTAACTCTTTCCATAAATTAAACAAATTCACATCTTCGGCCATTGAAAACAAAATAGCCTCTTTCTTGAATTTTCGAGAACCCTTTATGGTTTGTTTATAAGCAAAAAGAAGATTATTAAAATCAACAATCTTCTCGTACAAACGATCGTATCTTTTCACCATATCGGCTGCCTCCCATGATGCTAGGCGATATGACTATTCATGTGTTTACGCTCTTCGAGCGAAGGATTACAGCTCCCTTGAAGTTTTTCAAAGCCCGTTAGAAAAGCCGTAGCCGTTCTAATCGAAATGACTAACAAGGCGGGGCGCCAACCGACGTTCGTATTGCGGTTGCTCGAAGAATTGTAGTCCCAGTAGCGAGCCGAGTTGTACCCGCGGATCGCGCGGTTGGCGCCCAAACAGCCGTAACCCTAATCAGTGCCACTATAAAGAGATCGTCAAGACCTCATCCATCCACCGAGAAGTTTACCTAATTCAAGAATTTTTGTTTGGAAATATAAATGCTTCTTCTGCGAAAGATATTTCTGCTTCTTAGCAACACTAAACAAAACAAGAAGAAGTTTTATATATGCATCCGCTTCTTCTTGGTACAATCGTCTTTTCGATTTTACGTTATTCGCAAGCATTATATATTTCAAAAGTGAATAGAATGTTTGTTTAATTTCCTGGCACAAAGCAAACTTCTCCGCTTTTGGGAAGTTTTTTAAAACAGGATAGACTTCATTAAGTAGCACTTCTGTCTTTTTATATAAAATTAAATCTGTTGCAGACTGACTCAATTAAATCGCCAACCTTTTGTTTGTACTGTCATAAATCCCGTTCATGAGATTGATGTCGGCTAAATTTTGAAACGTCTCAACGAAAATATTGGCGGTGACGCCATTCAGCGTTGCACCTTTGAGTGTTTCAAGTTCCACCGCCATGTCGATAATGTTGAGATTGATGTTTGTAAATTTTGACGCAGTTTCAACCAAATGTGCAGCAAGTTGTTGGTCGGTGTAGTTATTCGCATCCGCTTCCGCTTGGTCGGCTTTCGCTTGCGCGCCCGCTGGTGTTTCTGCTCCTACATCAGATGCGGTTAATATGACAGCACCTGTTTTGTTGTTTACACTTTGAACGCCACCTGCAAGGCTTCCGTCTGCATTAACCACTTTCCCTTCTGCGTTTAATGCGGCATAACCGTTAGGCTGTCCTTTTTCGTCTTTATGTTGTGCGTTCGTAAATAGCGATTGCAACGCTTTAAAGGTTTTGTTAAAAAACCAGTTGAAATAGTCCGCAGGCGGTTTCTGGCTTGGTTGCCAACCGTCATCCTTTAAACTTTGCGGTGGTTCTACTCCCTCTTTGTTCCACGTTGGTAGTTGGTTTTGGTCAAAAGGCACTATACATCACACTCCTATAAAGGTAAATCTTGATTTTGATTCGGTTGATACACTAATCCGAGATACCCACCGACTGTTCCATCTATGTCTGAAAATCCTTTGTTTCCATCTGTTTCGATAGGGAGAGCACAAAATTCAAAGGTTCCGCTCATCTCGATTGTGTTCACTTTTACACCAGCCGCTACTGTTCGTTGCACAATGCGCGCAAATTGAGTTGGATCCAGCCCAATTTCATTTAGACGCTTAATGGGTAACTCAATCACTGAAATAGCGGCGGGTTGTGGATTCGTAGGGTCATTCCACTGCTCTTTTATCCGAATTTCCGACGGCTCTGCGTCTAAAGCAATAGAGAGAACTCGAATAATTGTGTTGATGTCTCCTGTCGAAAGATTACGAGCGTTTTTTGATTTCAATAAAACTCTATAGACCTCATCGGTTGCTACACCACGCGGTTGATTCAATTCAAGCCCGATTTCATCAAGTACCGCACCTTCGGCTTTGTCGATGTCTCTCCACTCACGAATTCTTTGGTTGGTTAACTGTAAATCTTGTAACTGTTCAGCAAAAATCGTCATCAATTTTCCGATATTGCTGTTAGGGTATTTACGAAAATAATCTTGAAATTTGCTAAGGATTTCTTGGACATCAAACAACAGTTATCACCTCAATCTTATCCGCATCGGTTTGCGCTACTTCTTGAATACCGATTGACACGTTAGTTGCGGAATAATTGACACCGTCGGTCGATAACTCTACTTGTACATCATCAACGCCGGGTACTTGATAAACGATAGAGATAAGTTTCGAATGAATGACATCATCACCCATGTTCAAACCAGCATATATTGAACCACTTACATCCGTTCCCCCGATAAAACGGATAATCGCTGATTTGATTTGATTTTCACCATCTGCTGGAAAAGCATTGTTTTTCTTTACAGTCACTTTGGTAAAAATGGATACTTCTTGCGCTCTTGAAAAATAAATATCATGTGTATATCCGGCAATATCCGCTACCGTGACATGTGTATCCCCATACGGCTGAATACCAGCCGCTTTTGTTTCAAAAATCGCTTGCCCAATCTCTTGGTCATCTCCACCTAGTACGAACGCCTGAAATGCCCTCGGCGGTGTTCCGTAAGAATCTACCTCATCACCATAGTTTTCAATCACTGTTGCCGCTCGTACACCATCTACTTTCAATAAAGCAGCTCGTAAGGAAAGTAAAGTTCCCTTTCCCAAGCCTTCACTAGAAAGTTGTGCTCGTTCTCGGACTTCTTGGTCGGTTTCTTTTTCTCGGCCGCCTGTAGTCGGCAAAGGATTATAGACACTTTCCACATTGGCATCTGGATTGACAATTTCCGTGATAGTCCCAGCCGCTCTGTTACCGATTTGTCCGCTTTCGATACAACGAATCGTTCCTTGACCATCTCCGTTTTCGTCTAAAACGATATCTTCTATCGTCTCAAAGAAAATACCGCTATTAGTTGAACATAAAAACCCCGCTGGAACTATATAACCCGGCGTTCCCCTGATTTGAATCGGTCCTTCTGAATGGGTTGCTAAACGCCGAGTAATTCCATAGCGGGGTAACAGTCGGTCTAAATTGTTTCCTGTTGCAGTATTGAGATTAGCGGAATAATAAACATCTTCGTTATCTTTCCACACTAAAGATAAAAACCAAGCCATGATTCGGATGAGAATGCCAAGGAAAGACCTTTCTGTCACATTAGCATCCTCTCCAAATAATTGCTTGGTTCTATCGGTCATCTCGTTTAATAATTCATCGTATGTCTTTCGTTTGTATCCGTACTTATCCAACACGTGTTGTCACCACGCTTTCTATTGTTTCTCCATTCGTTAAGTTGGCTATAAACGAAATGTTCAGTTTACGTTTTACTTTATCTCTTGTGATTTGTACATCTTCTAATGTATCAACCCTATCTTCTTGTGAAAGTCCGTCAAGGATTTCGTTTCGTATCTTTTCATCGGTAGGTTTTTCGACCAAGTTGAAGAAACGAATTCCTAACTCTGGATTAAAAAAACATTCACCTTTATTGGTTCCTAAAACAATTCCTACACATTGTTGAATCTCGTCTTTGTCTTCAATAACTTGAAAATCCCCATTTTCAAAGGCTAAATCCCCATCAATCAATTTTAAATCTTTCAAGTTATCACCCCCACGATGATAGCGTCGTGTAAATCATGATGCCGGGAAACATCAGGATAAGCGATTTTCCCTGTCAAAACATCGTCGATGGCACGTTGACAAAACACCGCAAGAACCACATCTCCTGCTTTTAAGTCAGGGATATAGGTTTGGCTATTCCCGTTGACTTTTAAACGATAGTAAAGCACAGGTACATCATCTATAGGCGGTAAATTTTCAGGATTTCGACCTACTTCTTTCATCTGAAACAGCGGCTGGATTTTTGCTCGCCGAGTGGATTCGTTGTAGGATAGCACTTTGCAAGGCATAGCAGTGTTTAAATTTAATATCGCTTCTGCAATTTGATTCTTAATAAACTTGATGACTTCCATTTCAAATCACTTCCATCTCTGTATAAAACTCATTCCCGTTCCAATAGTGACGGCCTTTTCTCACTCGGAATTTTCCATTTACTGTTTTGGATTGAATTTCCACGATAGAAGCAGTAGTTAAACGGTATTGAAGTAAGCATTTCACTTTGTAGCCTTTGATAATTCGACCATCGACTTCTTCTTCAAATGGTTCAGGGGAACCAATCAATCCTGTGTCACTTGAAAGTTTAAAACGGGTGTCATCTCCTTCTTTTAATGAACGTATATATAATTGCCCTTTATTGATATACGCCGATGCTCCGCAGTCTTTGGCAATTTTGTTTAATTGCTCAATGATTTCACCATTTACGGTATATCCTTTTGTGTACACCTTATCTTTCGGGAGTTTTAAAACCGCTACTTTGAGACTGAAAGAAGCAATTAAATCTCTCAAAATTTGAGAGGCTTTAATACCTTTTTTATACGATTTTTTTACGGTCTTTTTTGTATCGAACGGTTTCGTATCAAGGACATATATCGTTGTTTTTACGTCAGTGCGTTCACCTTTGTTTTCTACTTTCGAAATATAGCCGGATAATAAAACACCGTGGTCTTGCTTATATCCAGCATCCAACGTCAACTGTTGATTGCGCTTTAGTTGATTCACTGTTTTTTGTGACAGATTGTATATCGTGATTTTACTTTCATTCGGCTCCATATCATCATCAAACGGCGCTTCGAATTCTACTGTTAAATCATCACTATTTAGAGTTACGTTTCCTGTTTTTATAACTGCATAACGCCCAAACAGCTCCATTATCTCACCACCGCTAAAAACACGGTTTTTTGAAAGTTCTCATAGGTCACTTGATTTTCTAATCCTGCTTCGTCTTTTGGCACAATATCAACCGCAGGGAAACGCGAATCCCTCACATCTTGAAAAAGCGGCACGCCGTACACTACTTTTTCGCCATAAACCAAAGGCTCTCCATCTTTATAAAGGTCAATCGTAAAGAAATCGTATAAATCGTTATATCGGATTTCCATTTCAAAAACTTCCGCTTCCAACTCAATTTCAAATCGGTAAGGGATATTTTCTTTTTCAATCGGGATATATTCTAGCATCTATTTCACTCTCACTTTCTGACCGATTTGAAGTTTTCGTGGATCAACACCTGGATTCAGTTTTTGAATAGCTTGCCATGTAGTCCCGTATTTTGGCGCAATTGACCAATAGGTATCGCCTTTGCGGATAGTGTGATAAACAGCAGTATTCGTCGGTTTGTTTTGCGTTTGTTTTCTTCCGCTATTGGTCACGGGCTTTATTTGTGAACGTTCTTTAGGCAACGTAGGAACATAAGATTGTTGAGCAATCCGAACTTTTTTGAGTGTAATAGATGCGTTATATCCGTTTTTAATATTTTTGTTTCGGTTGTACTTAAACGATTGAATGACAAAGTTTGGATAGATTTTTTTGCCTTCATATACGATTCTTTCACCTTTGTACATCTTAGATTCTAGAATATCCACGGCTTTTTGAGCGCGTTCGAAAGTAGGGCGAATAATGATTGCGTTCAATTCAATAGTAGGTGTTTCGGGTTCAATATGGTCGCTAATATTGAACCCTTGCTCAACAGGATGGTCAGTCACTGTGACACCTGTATTGATACTTTCATCAAGGACTAATATCTCATATCCTGCTAATTTAGATTTTCCATTCAATTCGATTGCCACAACCAACACCTACCCTTCTGTTACGCGTGGACTAATCCGATTGATACTTGCAAAAAATTCTTCTAACTCCGCACGAATCGAACGTGCCGTTTCTTTCCCGTCTTTCGCTTCATAAATCGTAATTTGGAATACATTGTGAACTTCTGTGTTACCGCTATAAGTGTTTGGTGAAGCGCTTGGCACTGTACCTAACGGATTGATTCGCGGTGTATGCCCTGAACGGTCAAGGATTCCTGCTTGCTCTAATGCTCTTGCTTGGTCGGCGCGTAAAATTGTTTCATCCTTATGTGCTCGCATTAAGTAATTGTCGTAGGGAACTTTCGAAAGTCCCGTTGCGTGTCCGGGCACTTGGATTAAACCTTTACCGCCCATCCATTTCGGTAAACCAATCTTCGGCATTTTGAAGTTTTTCAACGCACCGACAAAGTTATCCCATTTCTCTTTTGCGCTTCGTAAAAACTCAAGAAGCGGTGAAAAGAAATTGGAGACTTTGGTCTTTGCGCTTGTCATAGCGTTGCTAATAGATGTTTTTACGTTATTCCACGTCTCGCTCGTACTTTGTTTGATGCCAGCCCATTTTTCTCTCATAGAAGCCCACAATTCGCCAGCTTTGGCTTTAATCGTATCCCAATTCCGATACAAAAGGACACCAATTGCAACGAGAGTCGCAATCCCTGCCGCTACCCATGTCATCGGATTAGCAAGCATAGCCGCGTTTAATCCCCACTGGGCTATTGTCGCCATGAGTGTACCTGTACGGAAAGCGGTGATTAATTGATTGATTGTGCCGATGATAGTCATTCCTAGCATGATACCTTTAAATGTAAGAAAAGCCGTTCCAAGTCCGATAACCGTTTCTTTAATCGGACCCCAATTGTCACGAATCGTGCTAGCAAAACCAGCGGCTTTTTCTGCGATGCTATCAATGACAGGTATCACATTGACCGAGATATATTCCGTCATTGATTGAAGCCCTTTCAACACTTCTGAACCAAGCGGAGCGAGTGCTTTGACTAAACCGACACCAATGTCCCAAATGTTACTCAACGTATCCGCTAAAATCGGGCCATTTTCTTTTGCGTATTCAACGAATTTTTGAAAGCCTGTTGATTGACTTAATCCTGCCGACCATTCCTCAAAACGTTGTGTTATACGTACTAACCATTCTTCTACACTAGCCCCAAGCGGAGCGAAGGCGCTAAACATGTTCGTGATACCTAAAAAAGTGTTTCCGAAGATATGAGCAAAGTTATACAGACTTTCTGCCGCGTTTGTTTCTAACCAAGTGAAGAAACGTTGCATTGCTGGACTGTCTAACGACTTATTAAACTCATCGGTTAATTCGACAAACACACCCGCAACATTTTGAATCGTCGGTTGTAAACCTGTCAAAACTCCTTGTAAGCCTTTTAAGCTGTTTGCGAATGTCTGAAAAATAGGCTTTTCAAACTGTTTAACAAAGCCGCCCCAAAAAGTTTTAAACGATTGTAGCGCTGTTAATGCGTTTTGTTGCTCTTGGCTCATATCTGCGTATATTGCCGCTAACTCTTTCTGCGCTTTGATTCGTTCCTTTGCTGAATCGGCTTTTTCGATTTTCTCTTGCAGTTTCGCAATTTCTTTTTGTGTTTCAAAGATATTCGTTAGCGCACCAACAGCAACAGCACCAAACGCCGCCGCTCCGATTCCTGCCGCTCCGAACGATGCGACTAATGCGCCAATCCCTGCAAGTAATGGAGCGGAAGCGGCAACCGCACCGCCAAATGCGGCAGTAAGTGCTGTGCCTAACAACACCACTTTCGCAGTTGTACGGTTTGTTTCACGCCCTAACTCCTCCATTTCGTCTTCTGCGTCGTCGATATCATCTTCCATATTTGCAAACGTCGTTTTCGATGTAACAGCTAACATTCCAAGTTGTCCGTTTAGTTCCCCAATCTCGTCTTTTAAGTCATCCGCTGCTCGTTCAGCATCATTCATTGCTCCGCTTCCGACAATTCCGACTTGACTAAATCCTGCCGATAATCCTGCAAGACCGACACCCATTTCACGAAAGTTATCGCGAATATCGTCTGTTGTGTCTTCGATTCGCATCAAGCCGCGAGTAGCATTGTCTTCAAACGTTATACCAACCGTTAAATTACGCAAACTATCCATTAGTTTTCACCGCCTTTCTTCTTCATCTCGGAAATAGCGGCGAGATGTTCTAAAATCACATCAGCAGGCCATTCCTCTATCTCGTTCGGTTTGTAAGCAGGGAAGTATTGTGGAATGACGTATTTCCACCAATTCTTTCTTGCTTGTTGAATAAAAGAAAAGGGAACGTCGTCAACGCTCCCTAATTGGAATAACCTATCGTTTTCCTTGTTGTTGAAACAAGAAAGCGGCTTGCGTCACCTCCTGTAGTTCAGCCCATTCCTCGAAGTCATCCATCTTCAATCCAGCGGGCTGAACAATCACATGCTCAAGCATCGCTGGCATCGCTTTTGAGTTTAAAACCTTTCCATGCTTGTCTGTGATTTGGTCAAGAATTTGTGCCCATTTGGATGGAAATACACTTTGAAATACGTATTTATTACCCGCTTGGCTTGTGTATTCTTCTGTTTTTGGTTTAAAAACCATTACTCATTCCTCCTTACGCTTCTGTTAAGTCTGCCACATGAATTTGCACTTCTACACCTTGCACTTCTGTTCCCCATGAACGAGAAGGCATTTTCATAATCCGCGCTTCAGTACCGCCTGCACGGTATGCGCCATTGTTAATGTCGACGATTTGGATAGAGAAAATCTTTTTTGACTTGCGTAAATTTTGCAAGAATGGAAGTGAAGCGGAAGTCTGCTTGAGCGTTAAAGTAATCGTTCCTGTTTTGTCTGCACTTTCTGCATATGTTACATCTCCATCCGCTCCTACATGCGGAATGATGTCATCTTCGTTTTTCTCGACAGAAATTGGCTCTCCATCCATGAACCCAGCGATAAAAACGCCATTAACGATGACGCTAACTTTCTTGAAGTCATATGTTTTTGTTTTTCCCATCTATATCCCCTCCTTAAATCGTGAGAACTCCACGAATCTCTACTTTTTCCACCGCTCCAGCGATCACTGCTGTCCACTCAATATCTGGTAAAATACGTTGTGCGCGTGTGTTTGCAGGAATTTCTGCGCGTTTTGGAACGGTAATGGTGTATAACGGTTCGCCATTTTCCTCTGCGATAATCCCTTGGCGGAACGCTTGTTTCAATACGTTGTCCACCTCCGCAACCACCATCGCAATACCAGCATCCGTGTATGGCACTTTCGGTTGTGTCGCGAGTAAACGGAACACCGCTTCTGTCATACGTGCTTTGATAAAGTGTGTTGCTTGTACGTTGTCAATGTATTCACCGCTTGTCGCAACGCCGTGCGATGTGATATTCACTCCGCCTTCACGAATGTATGTGCAAGCGTTGTTGTTGTGGATGTCATTGATTTTTGTTGCGTCAAAAGTGGCTGGCGCAACCCCTTGGATCGTTTTGAATGTCCATGTATATGAGCCAATTTCTTGTGGTGCTAGCAACGCGACAAGTCCTTCAGCTGGATATTGACGCGGTTGGTCATGCACAAGAAGGAATACATTGTCATACAACCCGCTCAACATGGTATATAACGTTTCACTCGATGTCGAAGCGGCGTAAATTTTTTCTTGTGTACTTGTCCATTCTGCAAGTGCAGCGATTTCGTCATCACCCTGTTCGACAGATACAAGGTAGTAAAAGTCGTTGTGTGTTTGAATTAGCGTGTTCAACGCATCGACTAGCACCGCTGGATCTCCGCTTGTCCCGTTGTATTGCACGCCGAATACAGCAATTTCCGCTGGTCGTGGATTTTGCCCGAACATGCGAGAGAATAATTTGTATTCTTCTGTCGTTGTGGCAAAGTCGTTGGCCACCTGTTCAATATCTGTGTAAATCTTATACGGCAAGTTTTTTGAGGTTGACAACACGAGTGGTGTACCAAATCCCTTTTCACTCACCGCTTTCGTTTGTCGTGTAATCGTCACCGTTACATAACGATTGCCCATATTCTCACTCTCCTTTGAAAGTTACTTTATTGAACCATTCTGTCGGCATTTCTGCCGTTTGTGTCATGCGCAGTTGCACATCAAAGCCATGTTTGTATTCGTAGCTGTCCACAAGAAATGCCGTGCGGTTTTCGATGTTTCCGACATTGACAACCGCTATCCCGTTGTCTTGCAGGTACTGTTGACCAACAAACAAAAACCATTGACGTAGCTTTATCGCATTGCCAATGGTCGTTTCGTTTTTGTCTGCGTATATATTGAACGAGATGGTCACAAGGTATTGTTCTTCGTATTGAAGATACAATTCCTCGCCTGCATCTCGTGTCGTGACGTTTGGCTGCCCTCGATCTTTTACATATGGAGCGGTGATGTTATAGACCGCATACGGCAACGGTGGCTTCGGAGCGGTTGTATTCGCTTGGATAATGCGTAACCCGGTGTCTTGGTAGGCTTTTGCGATCATGTTTTTAATGGTTTCGATCATTGTTTCCGCCACCTCATGTAGTAGATATACACATCCGCATATTCACTGTAATCTTTGAAGTTTTGTATCGTGTAGCGGTCACCTTTATACTCAATTTCAGCGTTCAATGCAAGCGGCTGTGTCGTGTACACCTTTTTGTCTTTCGCTTGATATGTTCCCGCTTCAGCGTATTGAAGGTCATCTTCCGATAGTGGCAACACAATGCCATACATTTTTGTTTGTGTTTCTTCACCTTCTACCCAATCACCAGCGTCGTTCCAATAGCCATCGGTTTTCTCAATGTATGTGAACGGTACTTTGAATTCGTCAACAAAGTCAGCAAATGCGAATGGTTTATTCACATTGACATCACCCCAATAAAAAAACACCTATTTTACAGGTGTTTTAAATGCCTTTTCTACAGGCCAATTATATTTGTTTAAACGTTGTTTCAACGTGTCGTAATTAATATTAAGTTCTCTAGCCCAATCAGCAATAGTTTGTGTTTTGCCGTTGTAAGTTATCTGATTATGCAAGGGATTATCTTTGGTTTCTAATGCTTTTTTAATATCCCAACCATCCATAATTCGTTTATGCAAGGTTTTATAAGGTATTCCTTTTTCTTTGGCCCATTGTCTAATATTTTTTGTTTCACCATTGTATGTTATCGATCTTTGGTTGTTAGTTTTAATTTCTGTATCAAACACTTTGTCCAACGGCATCCCTTTATAAAACCTTTTGTATAGCACCTCATAAGGAATGTTTAATTCATCAGCCCATTCAGAAAGTGTCTGCGTTTTACCTTTGTACGTCACTTCATGTACGTTTTCTCTATTGTTGCTTTGTTCTTTTGTTGTTGCCCATCTGCAATTTTCGGGCGAATATCCCTTTTTGTTGTCTATGCGATCAATAGTTAAATCTTCTCTATATCCGTTTTCCATAGCCCATTTATAGAACTCGGAAAAGTCGTTTTTCCAAGAATCACAAACGGAAATTCCTTTGCCGCCATACCTTTCAAAAGCCTCATTGTTAGTGTTATAACATCTGTCCTTCATGTTGTTCCATATACCATAAATGCGCGTTTTAGTTAATCCATGAGTTTTCTTTGTTTCGCTCGTTCTTTTTCTTCCGTAACAGCCACAAGATTTAGTTATACCTTTTCTCAAATTATAGCCATTAACCACCGTAGTGTTCCCGCACTCGCATAGACATACCCATCTTGCTTCGCCACGCTTATCATTTTCTCCGCGCCGAACAACTGACAACCTACCGAATTTCTTGTTCGTTAAATCTATTAACCTGCCCACGCCAATCCCTCTCACAACTTTTTTGTAGATACCATTATTATATCAACTAACAGGTTTGAATTCCAGTTATTCGACGTTATGTCGTATGCTTCCAACCAAGCGACCTGTATCAATAAGCGGATTATCCGAACCCTTCCGCTCGATCGTCATTTGACTGTTCGGTGGATTCTTCAAGTCACGCATTTTCTTTTGAATGAGTCCAGCAAACTCCATGCCGATTGCATCCATAAAGAGTTTCGGGTTGATGTTTCCTTCGATTACGTCAGGAAGCAACTTCTCGATTTTTTCAGCAATCTTATCGACATTTTCATCAAAACCCGTCCGCAACCAAGACCGCTCCGGTATCTTGATGACGGTTGTTTCTTTTTTGAGCGGATACCCATTCGCCGCAAACCACGCCCTCATTCGTGGAGTCACTTTGATTTCCGTCCCATATTCATGCACAGCGCCAATCATAACAAGTTCGGAATCATCTTCGCCGAACAAGCCAACTTTGATCTGTTTGCCGCCAAGTTGCTTTAGATTACGCATCACCTTGTCAATGTTGTTGGTATCCTTAATGACCATACTCATACAAACCGCACCTTTCGATATGGAGCAAGTAAGCGGTGCACTTCGTTCATCGTACCGCCTTCAAAGAAAGATTTGCTCATGTCGCCTAATGATTGAGAAGCCACATTACTATTTTCTTGGTACGCTTTGACCAACTTCGCAATCGCTTGTTTGACGTTTGGTGGCAATCCTTCATCAAACGACTGTCGGCAATATTGCTTCACATAATCTATTGCGTCGTCTAAAACGATTTGTAAGTATTCGTCTTGTGTCGTGTCATTGAGCGGGATTTTCAAACGAATTTTTAATTCATCTAACGTCATCGTTTCAACCGCTCCTTTTTCCATTGTTCAAAGGTCATGCCTTCTAATTCCTTAGCATCAACTTTTTCTATTCTCTCGACAGAAAAAGAAAGATAACAACGACAATTTACATTTTCCTTAGCACCGCCGCTTAATTGTCCCGGAACCATACCATGAATACTGCCTTTTTTAAACTCCTTGTCTACTGGAACCTTCATACCGTCAAGTAGTTTATGGCTTGCTCTAACCCTTCCATCCTCAACCGTGTTCCAAACTTTATACATCACAACACCGTTTTTATGGGCATGTTCAGCGGCCTGCAACTTCCCTGTCTCAACCGCCCGATGCGCCTCTGTGCGTACTATCCGCATCGCTTTTGTTGCGTCATTTTCAAGCGCATCTTTAATTCGTGTCGCCATTTGTTTGTACGTTTCGCCTTTCACTAGACCTTGTGTGATTTCCTGCTGTATCGTGTAGATGATGGCCGCTCGATTCTTTTCCAGTCGCTGTGACAGGGTAAGCCCTGTGATCGGATTTTCAATCATGGCTGTAATGACTTCTGGTCGCACAGCGGAATAACTCAAGCGGCTCAATGTATCGGTTTCCACCGCCCATGCCGTAAGGTAATATCCATCGAGATAAGACTCTCCTAGAACGTCATAAACGGTCTTTCTCACGTCTTTGTAAAGTATCTTGAGTAAATAGTCGATATACTCCATAAACTTGCGTAAGCGGTCAAATTTAGCCATCTCGCTATATGTTAACTTGCCATCGACTTCGTATTTTTCGTATAGCTTCGCCAATTCCTTTCGGACATCGTTGAGCAATATAGCGTATCGTTTAACGATGTCACGCTCACTTTTTTTTACTCGTCGATTGACGAGTTTCTCGATCATTTCAATCGTTTTGTTCAAATTTTTCATGCGTCATCACGTTTAGTGGGAGCTCTTTTCGATGATTTCTTTTCTTCTACCTCTACTTGCTCAAAGTCGCCACTTTTGATTAACCTTTTGATGTGCTCCTCATCCGTCACATACCACGTGTTTCCTGTTTTTTTATGTTTCAGCCACATTGTTTACACCTCCTAACAACAAGAAAAGGGAGCCTAGCCGCTCCCTTGATTAGCTTGGACGTTTCGCACTCAAGACAGCTAATGCTTCAGGCCTTGTCACGCGGGCCCCGTATAAATGAAGGCCTTTAACAGCATCAGCGAAACGACGCTCTGGACGATACGCCTCCACTTGGTTCACTTGTTCAGCGAATGACCACGCAATGCTGTGTCCAGCGATGATTTTGTAGTTTTCGTTTGCACCCGTTACTTTTGGTACGTTGTTTGATTTCAACACAATGAATCCCGCTGCTTTTCCAATCACACCATTCATTAAACGTTCTTCGGCTGGCATGCTACCTGTTTTGACAAAGCGGTCATCTTTAAGCATAAGACCTTCATACCACGGCGGAACGATGACGAAACGACCTTGTTCTGGTACATCTGCTTCGTCCAGCTTCACCGACAGGTCAACAAGGTATTCATACGCATCGTTTTTTGTTGGTTGTACCGGTGTTGTGTCGTTTCCAATTTGGTGATATGCCTCAACGTAATGAGAAGCAATAAACTGATCGGCAGCATTTCGCAACGCATAAGCCGCTTCGCGCATCGCTTCATCCATAAGCTTTGGATTTTGCTGGATTTTGTCCACGTCATCCACTTGGAAGTTGAAGAATTTTGCTTGGTCAATAACAAGTGTGCGTGTTTCATCCGTCAATGTTTCAGGAGCAGGCATGTCTTGGTTTTTAGTGTAATCTCCCACGTTGATACGACCGATGTTATTGATTTTTACCGTGTCGCCATACGCTTTGATTTCACCTTCGTAATCCCGATTAATTACCCCAGCTTGACCGTAGACAAGTGTTTTTTGTAGGTTTTGAAGCAAGCGTGCGCTCCAAATTGTAGGGATAAAGTTATTGATTGCCATAATGTATCATCCTCCTATTTTCCTTGTAAGAATTTTTCAATTTGCTCCCAATTTGCGTTAATCTCTTCTGGTGTCATTTTCTCAATCATTTCCCGTGTGATTGGCTTTCCATCTGGATTAGACGGTTTTGGATTACGACCGCCGTCTTTGAACCGCTCCTCTACCGCTTTTTGTACGGCAGCGGAGAACACTTCTTCAAATACAGCAAGATTTTTCAACGTCGTTTCTTCGTCTTGTCCGACAAAGAAGTCAATGAGTTTTGTTGGCAATTGTTTTTCCGTTGCAACGGATAGCGCTTTGTTACGTAGCGATTCGCGAATTTTTTCTTGTTCGATCTGTTCAAGTTTCTGTTGTAACTCGCGCAATTGTTTTTGTTCCGGTGTTTCAGGCGGATAGCGTTTTGCAATCTCTTCTTCTAACTTCTTCGGAAGCGTCTTTTTCTCGTATGTCTTGATAGCTTCCGTCACACGTGAGTCCGTGAGTGATTGCAACCACTTTTTCGCATCGTCATTTTGGTTCACGAACTGCTGCACCACATCAAGTGTCAATTGCAACCCTTGTGCGTTGCTTGGTTCGCTTTGTGGTTGGTTGCTTGATTGTCCTCCGTCTCCTGTTGGTTCTCCACCATCACCGCCATCACCGTCCGCGAAAAATTGAAAATCGAGACGTAGCGGCATATCGAATAACTGTTTGTTTTCAGTTTCAAATGTCATTTTCATTTCCTCCTTCGTCCTTCACAGTTGCATAAGCCCCTGCAAAGTCCTGTTTTATTCGAGCAGTTTAACGTCTTACTCAGGACAAGCAATAAAAAAGAGAACGCCCTCACATGAGTTCGCTCTCTTGGTTTTCTGTATCATCTTGGTTTGTTGTATCGTTTGTAAACGAATCAAGGTCAATCATATCTTCTTTTTCCTGTCTCATAAGCTCTTTCTCGTATTGAACATCATCGATATACGGAATTTGCGACAATAACGTATGATCGCTATGAATCCCTTTCAACTTCGACGCATACTCCGCTACATAAGAAAGGTCGATTGGAATATTGCGTTTAAACTCCCAAAAGATATCGAGATAGTCAATGTCGATGTTTTTCTTTTTCCATGCGCTACACAATACTTTGAATTGTTCACGCAAGCCTTTACCGAATTTACGAGCTTTCGTTCCCGCTTTGTTCTCAAGCGCAATGAGCTTCCATTTGCGACTTTCCCCTGTCTGCGCACCTCCGCTAAATTTTTCATCAGACATGTCAACACTAGCGGAGAACTTATGAATGTTTTCATTGAGCGTTTTCTTGTTGTTCTCGACGAATGTGTCGTTGATGTTTTTAGTGATGAAAAACACATCGCCGTTCTCGTCGATTTCAATACCGCCTGTTTGCTTCATCTTATCAATGGTTTCTTGGTCAATTTGTACACCCTTGAAACCCATATACGCATTCGCGAATGTCTCAATCTCGTTGACTGAATCGCTAACGATTTTGTCGTATGCGTCAATCAATGCTTCGACTTTCTCAAAATCACCTTGTTCTTCGTCGTTGTTTTGGAAGCGAATGAGCGACACAAAGTCAAATAAGTGCGGTTGACTTCCTTCTGAATCCATAATAAAAACGCCATCATTCTCGATAAAGAATGTGACGTTTTTAGAATCGTACCATTCGACTTTCGTGTATTCGTTGTTTTCAAGGTCTTTCACCTTGTAATAGCGGATAGCGTGTGTGATCTCACCACCATCTTCGATAAATACCACTTCCCACGGGAAAATGTTCATCGCCCGCTCTTCTCCGTTTTTGTCGATGTATAACAAACGAGCGGCGTATCCGCAAATGCTCATGATTTTTCCTAATTCGCTGTCAAGGTCGTCGATAGCATTAAGAATATTGAATCGCGAAATGCGATCATGGTACTCTTTAGCTTTCGCTTCACCGTATTTAGTGTTATCTAAACTATACGTGATCGGTTCTCCGAACAGATACCCAACGACTTGATTGATAATGTATCCCCTGTAATCGTTTGGGATTTTGTTGTTTGGCTTTTTCGGGTCTGGTAACTCTCTGCTTTGTATCGGCAATCCGCTACCTAAATAGCGGTTGTATAGCCCTAGCATAGCTTCGCGGTGTGGTTTGTGCCATTCGAGTATCCGTTTGATGATGTCGCTTGTGACCGTTTGGACAGATAATTGTATGGTTGAACGCATGATGTCACCTCCTTTTTATGCAAGTTTTTATACAAAACAAGAAGCGCAAAAACATTGATATAACAAGGATGCATAAAACTTTGTATACCCGATAATTTTTCGATATTGATATATCAACATTTTCGTCTGTTTCAACTTCCTAAAACGGTGGTTATGTCTACTAAAATTGCATACCGTATTCATTAATAAAGCGACGGAACCGCACGGGCTTTATTGCCAAACAATACCGTATTGACAAAGTAGCGATCAGCGTCCAGTTGATGGTCGTTTTGTTTGACCGGCTTATCTTCGCCCCGCTCTGCTGCTTTTTCATCCCAAACGTATGAACTGTATTCACGGAATGTTTCTTTGCAGCAATCATTGTAGAGAATCATTTTCTTGTTTAAAGCGGTTGCTACATTCCGTATGCCATCTAGTACATCGTTTTTAGCTTTGATGACTTTGATTCCTTTCTTCCGCAATAACGCAATAAATGAAGCGGCTGATGGGTCAACGATCACGCCTTTAAAACGGTCTTTTTCAATATCGCCAATAAAATTGACCAAGTCCTCATAATACTCTTGGTCTGTTTTCTGCTTGTTTTGCTGTCGGCCGTCGTAGTGATACTCTTTCACCTTGTACCACACGCCGTTGTAAAGCCCCCACAATCCAAACGTTGTCGGGTTTTGTGTACCATAGTCGATCGATACGTAGTATTTCCCATATGGGCGTGACACCGTTGGAACGACGTGTTCATCCTTATTAAACATGTCATAGATAATACCTTCCGCCAGCACCCATAGACCAAGAATGTATCGTTGATAGAACACACCCTTGTACATCCGCTTGTAGCGTTCTTTTACCCGCTCGGACAGCGATAAATTGTCATCCATCGTAAAATGCAAATGGAGCAAGTTTTTCTCATCGAGTTTATCCAAGTATTCAGTCTTAAACCAATGATACGGTCCCGCTGGGTTGCAGTTGAACCACAGCTTTGCTCCATCAACCGAACAACGGGCGGTTGCTTGATTGACGAACGATTCCGGCATGAGCGCTACTTCGTCAAAGAACATTCCAGCAAGCGTAATCCCTTGGATCAAGTCTTGTGAGGATTCATCTTTCCCGCCAAACAGGTAGAAATAGTTTGTTTTCCCTTTAAACGTGATCGTCAAATAGTTATCTGCTCGATGATCTTTGACCTTGTATCCTCTCGATTTAAGCATCCGCTTGAGCGGCGTAATGACGTTTCGGCGCAATGCTCCAATCGTCTTTCCTGCCATGCCGAAGTTTTGTTCGTTAAACGTATCCATCGCCCACATGATGTAGGAAAGGGACATCACAACGGTCTTTCCAGCACGAATGGAACCGTCACATATGATACCGTCTTTGTCGCTGACAGGCGAACCTTTGCGCCACCATGTCAATACTTTGAGTTGTTTCTTAGAAAACGGCTTAAAATAAAAAGGAGCAGGCTTAAACTTCTTCATCGTCCCACACCTCTTTTACTTTGCCATCTAATGCATCTAGGAAGCCATCGTCTTCAAATTCTGTATCGTCATCACCCATTTTCTGCTTATCCATTTCGATTTTGTGCTGGTCTTTAGCGTCGAGGATACCAAGCGTTTGTCGTTGCATCTTTTGCAGTTTCTCAAGCGATTGAACGATGTTTAATAGTTTAGCGTCATTCAATGCGTCTTTTACATCAACGATAATCGACTCTTCAAATGCGCCTTTCCCATATCCTTGGCGCAACTTTTCAACGTACTTATACAGTTCGTTTTCATCTTCTAACGCTTCTTCAATAATACTGATGAGCTTGTCCGATACACGTAAATGACGAGCGGTGACGGCGGATAGTTCGCTACTGATAATTTCGGCGGTTTTTTCTGCTGTTTTTTGTCCCACATTTATCCGATATTTGTCCCTTTTTTCAGTCCACTTATGTTCAGCGGCATATTCTCTAACTCGTTTATGAGGAATACCATACTTTTCCGCCAAATCTTTGAGAGTACAAGGTTTCTTTCGTATATCAGTTACGTACTCATTTTCAATTTCAATCCACGAAACATCAGTATTGTCGTTTTGTTGTACAACATTTGTATTTGTTTGTTGTACAACATTCCATTTATCACGCTGTTTCCATACAGCAACTACCTTTTCATCTACATCGAGCATTTTAGCAATTTCTCGATTAGTGATATTCCCATTATGTTGTTTCCATATCTCAAACGCTTTATCTCGTCTTGGATCGCGTCGTCTTGGCATATTACATAAGCACCTACCTCCGATAAAAAAGCACCTGATTATTCAGACTCTAACGTCTCCAAAACACGTTTTACCCCTTCAAACCACTTATCTTTCACACAACGAGGAAAAAGGCATACCACGATACTTTTCTGTTGCCAAGAGGCCCACTCGCAACCCTTGCATTTGTGCTTCTCATAAGCTTCGTTTCGTTTCTTTTCTTCTTCATCAATATATCGTTCCATGCCTTTCACCTCGCTTTCGTTGCGCTTTCCGCGTCAAATTGTTTTAAAACGGTCTACTGTGTTTTTAAGGATTGAATACAGTTGTTCGCCAATCTTAAAACGATCTTTGTTGATTTCTAAACTTTTATAAATATCACCATCATCATGTCTCATTACGGCTGCTTTCCAGTCGCAAACCATTTCGATTAAGTCAAACAAATCCATTCCATTCACGCCGTTTTCATAATGTTCAGGGTGGTGGCTGTTGTTAGCATAATGATGTTTCAACGCCACGCTCATTTCTTTTAAGAATGTTTTATACTCATCCGAACCATAAGTGCTACCTTTGAGTTTTGGAGTGTATTCTGTGAATATCTCTAGTTCGGGAGATTCTAGTTTCGTTTGATCGTGCGCTACTGCTCTTCTCAATAATTCGCTTGCGGCGCTCATCATAAATTCCCTTACTTGATTAATGTGGACAATCGTATCTTTCTTGCAATCTTCTTCGGTATACTTCCGATATTCAGCCACGTTTCATTACCTCACTTTGCATTTAGCACATATTTTCATTAGAACAAATATTGATAGCATAATAAAACGCCACCCCTTCTTACTCAACCTCTCACGTAGCACGCGAAAGGCGGTCGGTCTTGGACCAACCTACCAAGAAAGAGTGACGTTGTTTTGATATGTTCACGTCTAATCCCTGCACCTAGGATTCAACCCCGCTTTATTTTCGGGATTGGCAGTTCATAGACACCTTCGGGAGCGATGCCCGTGTGTTCATTATACTACACGCCACCACGTCGCACACATCGTGCGAGGTGATGACGTTAATTCCTATGATACTATTATAAACTAAAACTATACTGTGAAAGTGACATAAAAGTGACAATCAGCGTGAAACAAAGAAACAGCACTTCCTCCTTTCAACCTCAAATAAAAACGCCACCACGATCGGAGTGACGCCCTGCTTCAACATATCCCACGATACAATCATAACACGTCTGGAACAAAATATTCTGTCATCTTTCTGTCATTTTTCTTTCGGTTTTCTTACTGTTTATCACTATTTTCTAATTACTAGTTGAGCGTAAATAGTTTCGACTTTATCATTGAAAACAATTTTATGTTCATAAGAACCGTAAAACACGTTATCTTCTCCGTATTCTTCAACTAATTCTCTTATGATTAGTCGTTTTATTTTTTCTTTTTCTATGTCTGTGTATTTAATTTCTTTTTCATCAAGTATATCTTCAATCTCATCAATGTAATCGCGCGCATAAAACAATTCTGCTTCATCAACAGATGCTTTCAATCCATTGACGTAATTTTCAACAATCTCCTTCATCCATGAATCATCTAAACGCCCAGCCACACGTTCCATCCCTTTATGAGTGACTAACCACGTGCCACCACTTTTCCGTGCTTCACTTACCTTAAACTTCCCTCGCTCAATCCATTTAACGACGGTGTTCTGTCCTAATTCCCATATTTTTTCCGCTTCACGCGCCGTGTAAACAGCCGTTATCGGTGATATATTGCCACTAATCAAATAAACTTCAACAATGTAATAACCGTCTTCTTCTGATGGATATATGTCGATCGTCACTCTACCGACATTCTCGCCTTTCTCATTAGTTAAACTTATCTTTCTGCGTTCGAGTGGATATATGTTATCCGCTGCATCCAAATCCCATTCGTATGCTCCTTCAATCATCTCAAATACCTTCTCGATCGCTCCGTTAAATGCGTCATCTCTGCTTCCATACTCTTCTTTAAACATCAACATTTTGATTTCCCCTTTCAGTTGTTTTTTAAAAAGACAGGAGGGATAGAAAATTCACTCAATCGTACCCATTCTTTTCGAAAAAGAATCGGCTAATCTTCCTCTTTTGCAGTTCGCTTTCACCCAATCGTATGCGAATGAATTGACGAGTGCCCAGCGGTCAACGCCTTTTCTTGATACTGCATAGTTGACGCCAAAAAGCTCAATCCACACTTTTGCTTCATCGACATTCAAAAGAGCATCGAAAGCTTCGAGTAAGTGTGCTTTTTTCGTTGATCTGTAAGCATCGTCCTTTTCGCTCCAATATTCGCCGCTTTCAACTTTAGCAACATATACTTTTACCATCTCGCTTAATGCCGCTACCGCCTTATCACGAATATCGCTAGCCCACGCCACTTGTTTCGGAGTACCCTTCAAAGTTGGTAACGCTTTTTCTCTCATCTTTTTCACCTCAGCCCATACAGTTTTTAGTGCTAACGCCATGCAAGCTACCCAATCACCAACCATCGTTTTTGCTAATGCAACTGCTTTTTTCATGATCTCTTTTTTGTTCATTTTCTTTTCCCTCCTGTCTTGTATTCAACCTTTCTGATTTTATTATATACATTTTTCGTCTAAAATACAAGACATTTTTTAAAATTTCTTTGCGACATTTTTCGACAAAAAAAAGACACCTACTATCGGTGTCTTTTCTAAGTATAAGACTTTACATCAGGTAGCATCCATTCAAGCTTTTCGTAATATTCAGGATAAAACTCTCGTAGCCACAAAATCCTTCCTTCGTTAGCACCATCTGTAGTAGCCCAACCGGTGTTCCTTATCCAATCTCTTGTCTGGAATTTTTGATAATCATACAATTTCGGATATGGTAAGTTTCTTGATACAATGTAAGCCCATACATCCCTTGCTGTCCAATCAGCAAGCGGAGCACATCGATAGAATCCTTGCGTATTTTCAAATGTGACACCCATGCTCATAATCATCCATCTTCTGCTCCGTGATTCTTCTTTTCTGATCCCCCAAAACACACCGTTGTATCCATTTTCTTTCGCCCAACGATCAGACGGTTCTTTTTTTAATACCTGCAACGCTTTGTTTTGCATTGACTCTGTCCGGTTTATACCTGGTATTCCAAACCTCTCCCAAACTTCTTGCATTGGACGTCCGTCAGCAAAATGTGTTTTAAAAATATCAAATTTATATCGTTGTTGCGTTAATTCCATTGTTTCGTATATGTCAGGCAATTTATACGCGCTATCCATAAAATGAACCGGTATTCTGTCTGTCACTTGGTGCAAGAGGTCTAACAAAACCAAGCTGTCTTTACCGAAACTAATTGAAGCTGACCACTTGACATTCTCAATCCGAAAAGCATCGCGTATAATCGATAGACTTTTTTCTACTTTCCTTTTGAATGCTGGTAACATTGCGTAAAGCATATACATTTCTTTTTCACTATCGGTCATATTCCACAATTGTAGTCCCTCCAGCTCCCATCGTTGTCTTAGCACCCGTCCCGGCGTATTCAGCAAAATGCGATAATGCGTGGAATTCATTAGCTATGCTTAAATCCGGCTTAATACGCACATCTCCGCTAAATACGGTGAACGTTGGATAATCAGCAATACGATAAGCATGAGTAACAACATTAGCATAGACAATTTTTGCAGGGAATCGTTTATTTTCCTCGTAAGTCGGTATTTCTATATCTATTTTATCTGGAAAAATCTCATTCCATCGTTGTTTCCACGATGTCAAAATCATCAATGGATCGGGGAGTGGGTAGTTGATATTTCCCCACTTCCGAAAGAATGTTTTTTCAAAATGAAACTGCGTACTCACACGTCCCTTATTTCCTTTTAACAGGTCACGATAATCTATATGTTCAGTAATTTCTATCCCGTTTAATCCACCGATCATTTGTTCTAACATCGGACATATCACATGAATTTTGTTTGGTAAAACAATACTAAACGGTCGATAATTCCGATTGTCGTGTATCATTTTTGATAAAACAGGACTTGTTTTCTCAATCATTTTTAAGACCGCACTATACATCAACTTTCCGTCGTTAAATTCAACAGGAAGATTGGCTTTGAACACGTTTCCTACCTTCTTTCCTTTTGATATGATAAGAAACCAATTCGTCATGTTTTTTACGGTATGGATGGTTTTTATCTGACAGAGATAAAGGAGGTTCGCTGATCGCTCTTTCCCTGTCCCACAATCTCCTGACAACCCTTTTATAAGCTGTATCCCACTTGATCCCGTTTTCTCGCATAATAGCTAACTCCCGTTCACTAAAAAAACCTTTCCGAAATTTCCTTGCGTGTCGCATTGCTCCTGCATCACATTTTCGCACAGGTGTCGTCGCAGCTTTCAAAGGACTCCAACCCAGCTTTTTAATCCTACTGTAAAAAACCTTATGTCGAACACCATTTTTTTCTGCTATCCCTTTCCACTCACGCCAAACAGAATAGTTTTTAACAGGCGTTGTTATCGCTTTTTCTACATCCCAACCTAAGCTACGGACACGGTTGTTTACTCGTTCGCGAGATATCCCGTTTTTTTCAGCAATTGCGTATTCTTCAGGAGTGATATAGTAGCGATTCATTCCACTCCTCCTTACGTACATTCGGGATCATACATATCACTTGATTGTCTTTCAGCCAATACGGCGGTTTAATCGCATACATTCGTATTTGATACACTTCGCCATTCGGCAATTCTCCCGAAAACGGCGTTGGTCGCATAATTCCATACGGCCCGTATTCTGTCCAATCTTCGTGCCATTCCTCAACAATCCATTCTTTCACATATCCGTACCCTTGCGCGCCTTTTTTCCCGATATTCGTAATATATGTGTTCAATAGCCGTCGCACTTCTTTTATGTCGCCGACCGCGTAAAATTCAATGTCCGACACAACACGAATAATCTGCGGCATGCGGTAGGCTTTCGTCTCTCCTTTTTGTGTTTCAATCCTCCCGCGACGACCTTTAAAATCTACGTAGATTGTTGCATCTGCGTCATTGATTTTTTTATGCCAATATTCTGTGATTTCATCGTATTGAATATAAAAACCACTTGACGATTTCCAGCGCCCGTCCTCTCCTTTTACAAGTGGCGGGACAGGTTCAATGAACCCATCCCGCGCGATTTCTGAATTGAAAACGGCATCTGGATGATTTTCTAGCATCCATGCGTATGCCAGGATACTATCAAGGTTGAATAGTCCATCTGATGAATTCACACGTCCATCTAGGAGCTTTGCAATGACTCGCATCGGCTTCATTTTGTTGTGCCCTCCAACATTTTAATGATCGTCTCGCTATTTTCTAGTACGTATGCATCGTAGAGGTCTTTCAAGTGTGCGTCATAGGTTTCTTTTGCTTTCTGCGCAGTTGCGCTTAGTTGGATGAATTCAGCCCCAATTGAAGCGAATGGCTGCCGTCCTTCTTCTTCTGTGATGATGTCCATTTCTGCCGACACAAGCCCGAATCCCTTTCCAGCCATACCACCGAGATAAGGTTGCTTCTGCCACTCGTGTATCGCCGAAACAAATGCTCCCAACTCTACCTCGTCACAGATAATATCCCATCGGTGCCACAACTGTGTTCCTGGCGCCATATATTCCACCGCATAGCGCATTTGAGTCGCTGGACCATCTTCTTTCTTTTTCTTTCCTTTTTCTCCCTCGATTGCAAGCAACTCCTCACCTTCCAACGCCAAGAATTGATTGCGCATGTTCTCGTTTTTCTCATCGTCCTTGCGACTGAACTCGATGACGTTGGAAAGATGCCGCCAGCTATATTCCGGTTTTGGGAGATATGACGGTAAAATGTTATTAGTCTCTCTGCAAATCGGGTAAGCAAAGGTTTGTTTGAGTTTTCCATCTAAAATTTGATTTCCTACGCCGCCGCCAAACAGCGATACAAACGGCAACGCTTTTCTGATCGCGCGAGCTTGGTCAATGTCGATGCTTTGCGCTCCGCCGATACTCCCGCCCGAGAACAGCAAGTGAAACGCTTTGAGTGACACTTGAATTTGCAGTTTGTTGAGTAGATAACGCGCTCCACAATCACGCAGCATTCCGCGCAGCGCATTCCCTGAATAGACCATGACTTCTTCGATTTTGTCACCGTTCACGACTGTTGTTGTGTTCAAGAAGCTTTGCGTCGACTCGCTTTCTCCGATATGAGATAACGGTTGTAAAAGAGTATAGATGGTTTCGATACGATAGTGTTTCATTCAATGATCTCCCCTTCAACAATAGTTTCTAATTTCGATTCGAGCGGTTTTTCTCGTTCTAAACGGTCACGCACGAGCATAATCGTTCGAGCGGTTTCTTTGTAGAGTTGATACAAAATTTCATCATCTTTTCCACTTTCGATGATCTCTGTCAAAAATTCACGCTTGTTTCCGTCATTTCCCTTCATGATGATGTTTCCAAACTCGTCTTGATAGGCTGTCATGACATCCGAACCGATTTCGCACCATTTTGGATTTATACTCTCACAAGCCATTCGGCGCTTGAATGCTTCTAGAAAAGTTCCAATTGTATTTGCTCGCTTTGCACTTGCTTTTGTGAATCGTTCAATTTGTCCCCACATATCTGGTCCGCTTGGTCCACGTCGTTTGTTTCGGCTTCGATAGACGGCATAAACGATAAGTGCGGCTGCGGCGGCGTTTTCGTCTTTTGTCCTAAACCCATAAAGCATAGTACATCTTCCTCCCTCTCAACTTTTTGCGCAACAAACATCACGACATTCAGCAATTCAGTTCCTCGATACGGCTTCACCTGTTCCTCAAACCATTCCCAACGATCAATTCCAAACTTCAACACACGCTGCTGGTTGTATTGACCCGTTTGAACTTCTGTTTTTGTGAAGGCAAATAGGAAACGCTCCACAATCGCTAGCAGTCTAGTAAACTCTTTCCGATTGATAATCACCTCTGTTTCTTCCAGCATAACAGTATAAATCTCACGGTTGTAGCTAACAGTTCCCTTGAACGCTAGATGTTTTTTCTGGCTCACCGCCAGCACGATGAGAAACGGCGGCTCTGGCGGTTCAACGAGAAATTGTCGCATCTCCACGCGATTAGGCAGGTGCAATTTTTCTTCTGCGACGAATGAAAAGTTCCGTAAACTCGTCCTGTTTTTCGGGTTGGTCAATATTGTGAATGAGCAAGCCGGACATACATGCGTCCCGATCGGATACCGTGACCGATTCCAATCGGTGAACACGTCTGAAAATACATGTTTCGTCGCAATCCCTTCCTGTATCGTCTCTCCGCATAAAAAGCAACGACTGTCGATTTTTTCCATATGCTTCACATCGTACGGGTCGTAGAATTCTACTTCCCGTACAATCTCGTTCCCTTTTGCATCTTTTGTGTTCTGTATGATTTTTTCTGTTCGTTTCCACGCTTCATATACCAAGCGCGTAGGCTCCATCTCCTCACCCCCATCCTAGCATTTCTGCTATTGCGTAAACGATTTCATCCCTCCATCGCATCGCTTGGCGCTTGCTGATGTTTAGTTGGTCTGCTAGCCCATCCCATGTATAACGTTGCGGTCTTGTCCAATATTTCAATTGTATAAGTCGCTTATGCTCATCCGATACACGCTCATATACTGTTTTTATTGCGTTTGCGACGGTTTCAAGTTGTTGTAACCTTCTATGCGTCAATAACATCGTGCCAATCCGTTCCGTCGGGCTAGAAGGAAGATTGCTTCTCCCACCACCCACATTTTCGTCTATACTATCATTACAAAACATGATATCTTTCCGAATCCGTTCGATTTCTTTCAATGTATCATAATAACAATACAGTTCCGCCTCAATGTGCTTGAACGTCGCTTTTTTGATTTTCTGCGCTACTGTCATTTGCCCAGCTCCTCTAACGCTTTTAAATGCACATATTTGAACTTCAATGTTTCACAATATACGATCGCATCTATCATTTCTTGTTGCAGGTGTTCGAGCCATCCGATGAAGTCATAGTCCGCTGGATTCACCGTTGTTCCGTACTTCTCTAGCCCTTTTCGTGTCTGTTCCTCAAGCATTTTCTGTACGTTGCGTAGAATCTGATTTTTATTGAGTTCCTGCATCCAATATTCCGCTTTAGATTCCACCCTTTGCCACCTCTTTCATATGCTCATACTTTTTCTTGAGTATCTGTATCTGTTCCTGTGTAGATAAGTATGCCGCTTTCCAGCGGAGCGCTTCTGCTTCATACTCCGCTTCTTTCCTGCGCCATTCCGCAGCGGCCATTTCCGCTTTCATCTCCCTGTCTTTTGTTGTACCTTCTGGGTCAAGACTATATATTGTCGCGATTGTTTCCCGACGCTTAGCTTCCGCGAGCTTCCAATCTTTCGTTGCCGCCGCCCACAGACCGCCAAGTAACTCGAGTATTTGACCATATATCGACAGCTTTTCCATAAGTTCTTTCGGCAGCTCTTCATTTAGAGAAGCCGCCTTTTTGTATAGTTCAGCAAGCTTTGTTGTTTTGCTCATGTCGTCACTCCCCAACGAACCACATACCGTTTTTCGCTAGGTCAAGCGGAAAACTAACGAACCCGTTTGGTGTCACCACTTCTCGCTTTTCTCCGTTGTATTCCACGTACACTTTTCCGCCGTTTTTTAAGTGTTTCATTGCTACCTCGAAGCTAATTTGTGCCATTATCTTTTCCTCCCATCAGTTCCAAGAATTTTTCTAACTTCATCGACACAATCCATTCCTGCCTGTCCGCCCTAAACGCAACCACATCGGGGCTAGATTGATTCAACCAATCGTATAACTGCTTCATGCCGCTTTTTCTCCGCTTCACTTCCGCCCGCCATCCATTCGGCAATATCACATCGTTGCTATGCTCTCCGCCGATACTTCCCGACAGCGGTACTCGTTTAGCACCGGGGATAAGGGAAGCGAATTCCCTTTCCCCTTCGTATCCTTTGCGTTTAGACTTTTTTCCGCTCATCCAACACACACTCCAAATAAATCAAGTAACCTAGAATCATTGTCAAAAGTAACTTCTCGATATCAAGCCCCAAAGCCATTCCTACTAACCAACCAACGACAATAATTAGCCATCTGCTAAATATAATCGACATATGTTCACATCCTTACAAATCACGTTTGATTTCATCCTTCCATTGCCTAATCATCATCAACCGATTGAGCCATCTGTCTTTCTCTTCACAGTCCGTTGCCAATCTCGCTCTCATCATCGCACGTTGTCGGACTGTGCTGTTCATATCGTTCATGGAAAATAGCTTTGTTGAAGTTTTCTTCACTTGCTTTTGTGCTTTTTCTAACTGTTTAGTGCACTCTTTTTCAGCAAGGGAGAGAAGGAAAAGTCTCTCGTTTCTCAATATCCTCGCTCCTGTCTAGCGTGATTTTCCGCATTCTTTTGCATATAGGCTTCTTCGATTTGTTCCCATGTGAAGCCGAGCATTTCGCCAAGACCTAAGAAAAGTTCCCACATATCCGGGTAGTAATTAATATCTTCAAGGAATGTGACTGTCACCTTAAATAGAGTTATGAATTGAATTTCAATAGTGCCCATCTTTATAGGCATTAATTCATCACCTGTAAAAGTGCCGATTTCACTTTCAAGACCGATAGATAATAGGAAATGTAAGCAGTCTACGTATTCTTCAAGGAGTGGATTGTACCATTCTTGGTCTTCTGGCATCATTGCTGGATTTCGTAACGCTTTTGTGTGCGGTTTTTGATTGTTACTCCAAAACTTAAAACCACGCCAACAATTACATAGTTCGCCTAGCTCCACTTGAAGCGCAAGAATTTTTTTCGCCAGCCGATCTTCTCCTTCTTGCCGCGGATGCTCTTTTTCGATGTGAGCGTCCAGCTGGCGTTGCAGTTCAAACAGTTTAACTAAGTTCATATTTTTTCACCTCGTTTAGTTATAATTAGTTATTGTTTTTAGTTATAGAAACGGTGTTTATGTGTTGTACAATTTTTTGATACGTCTTTTCACCGATTCCCTTCACTTCACGCAATGACTCGATATAGAAGGCGAGCACGCCAGCCGCCTTCTCCCTCGCTTCTTTTTCTCCAGCTCGTTTGCCATCGTTGAATCCGCGCCAGTAGTCTGGATTCATCATCCAGCCTCCCTTTGTTGTTTGTGATAGCGATATTTGTAGTTGCGGTAGGCAATATCGTTAATGCCTAATGTTTTCATAATTTCTTCCCTGCTGGCTCCGGCTTCATATAACTTGATAAATTCGCTCATGAGGTTTTTCCGTTTCTCTCGTTTCGAATTTAATCGGTTTAACGCTCGCTGCAATATCATTTGTACTGCGTTTGTCGTTTTCCCTAATTTCCGCGCGATTTCTTTTTCCGTGTACCCATCTAGTTTCATGCAAACTACTATTCTTTCTTCCCGTTTCAACTGTTGCAGTTTTTCCTCTAGTGTGAGTTTTTGTACCACGATTTGTTCCACGTTCATATCAGACGGAATGACTTCATACAACATCCGTTTTTGTCCGGTATCAAATAGTGGTTTGTCCAAATTCTCCATTTCGTATGGATCCGGCCTGCCGCTTCGTTCTTCCGGCACACGAATGAGATGGCCGCGCCGCCGCGCTTCTGACAAAATCCGTTTTTGTATGCATACAATCACGTAGTAAGCGAAAGTCGCTGTTCCATTTTCCTTATACGACTGACACGCCTTCCATAACATTTCTGCGGCAATTTGTTCTAAATCCGAGAATTCCATGCCGTGCTTTCTCGCGTATATTTCTGCGTTTTCATGTCCTCCAAGCAAGGAATAGATCGCCTGGTAAATCAGTTTGTAATTAGACAGGAACTTTTCTTGCATCCTCTCCACCCCGCTTTTTCTCGCTAAAAAGGAATCTCGATTTTATGTCCGCATTTCACGCATATCCCCACTTCGAAATAGTTATCATCCGACTCATATCTATACTCATGCTCGCATTGCTCAAAAAGGTAGATCTCCATCGTCAATCGGTGTTCCTATATCTGCAAACGGGTCATCATATGCGCTCGTATTCGCTTGTTTTTGCCCCGTATTCGCGTTTTTTTGCTCTCCGCCACCTTCCCCCTTCGATGATAAAAACTGCACCGTATTCGCCCAAATATCCGTTGTAAAAACACGCTGTCCGTTCTTCTCGTAGCTCCCTGTTACAATCGTTCCTTCCACCGCTACAAGCGATCCCTTTTGCGTGTAGTTTGCGGTGTTTTCAGCCGTTTTTCCGAATGCCGTGATCCGAATAAAATCCGTTTGTTCTTTGTTGCGATTGACCGCTAACGTGAACGTTGCTACTGCTTTTCCTTGCGCGGTGTAACGTAGTTCAGCTTCTTTTGTTAAACGACCAATAAGGAAAACTTTGTTCATTGTGTTAATCTCCTCTCTTGTGTATCATGATATATTGGTGAATTATTGCGTTTAAACAAAGATGATGTAAGAAAATTTTTTCGGCTTGCTTTCATACGTCTCAACGACCGTCAGCTTCTCCCCGTCCGCGGTCTGAATCACTTTCTCTACGACGTAAAGTTTCCTCATCCACCTCTCCCCTTTGCATAAACCGCTCGAATGCTTCTTTTGTTGTGTTTGGAATTAGTCCAGCCATAAATAAGTCATATTCATCCGCCCAATACCATTCGCCATATCGTTTCTCTCGTTCCTCTCGTAACCAATCCGCAAAGGTTCGTTCTTGGTGTGCTTTCATATGATGTTCTTTGCATAGCGGCACGAGATTTCGCCATTTGCCACGGCCGCCTTGTGATCGAAACCGAATGTGATGCGCTTCGATATATGTGTTTCCGCAAACGATACAGACACTTCCAAACTCCTCAATCATCCGCTCATACTCTCGTTTACTTACCTGCCCTCGTACACGTGCGCTTGGAATCGTACGCCCCTTATGCACACGTGTTTTCCCTTTTCGTTTTTTCGGCCGTTTTTCTTTATATTTTGGTTTTGGCTTCTCTTTCCGTTCTTTCGTCGGCTTTGGAACCGGTCGAAATTCAAACATCGGCATCACATCTCGATCGCGACTTCGAGTAGTTTACGTAACTTTTCATTCTGACGAATAAGTTTTTCGTTTTCTCTTTCCGCTTCTTCAAGTGATCGTTTATACAGTTCGATTTCACTTTCGGCACGTAAAATGTCATTTTTTAGTTCGCAAATTGTTTTGTCTAATCCATCTTTTTTTATATGTTGATGTTTCCCTTCTACTTCAAGCTCCTCAATCCGTTTCTGAAGCGTTTGGATCGTGCTATCTTTTTCCGATAGTTGCTGCTTCAATTGTTGCATCAACTCGTCATATGTTTCGGTTGTTTTATCCGCCGCACCTTCCCACTTCTTTTTATGGTAAGACAATGTCGCCTGTGTAATCCCGAAATACGATGCGATAAACGCATCTGTTTTTCCCTCTTTTTTCAACGCCTCATATGCTTCCTTTGTGATTTTCGACATAAGACATTCTCCTCTCTCCAAGTATTCTCCTAATCGTTGTAACAACGCTCCTGTTGCGCATTGTGAACGACAAAAAGTTGGGTCTTTTAAAGCGCCATTTTTATCATGTTTGTTATACTCACATCTTTTGCAATATCGCTCGATTACGTCGTTGATCTTAATAATCACAGCTGTTCTCTCACGTTTATCCAACTTCCCCATACGCTCACCACTCGCGACGCATCGCCAGGTACTCGATTACTGCTTCACCGATTTCTTCATCGTACACACTCGCGAATGTTTTGTTTAATTCCTCAATTGTCACGTTCCCATCTTTCGATGCGATGTAGCGAAAAATATCCCATTTATCAATCGGACGTGTAAAAACTATCACTTTTCTCCGCACGTTATCTCCCCCTAAACACATACGGTATTTTTGGTGCTTTCCTCCGAATGTCACGACGCGTCATGCGTATGATGCCATTTTCAGTCACGTAAAAGAGCGGTTCTTCTGCGACCTCGATTTGATCGGTTTTTGCGACATGTTTCGCTTGTTCCGCATCATACGCCAACACATATACATTTTGACGCGGTGCATAATACAACATCGGCACAGGCTTCATGATGTTTGTTTTCTCGTTGTACTCATCTAAATAACGATACATCGCGCGCTTGAATTTAGGCTGGAAGTAGTAATCTATCTTTTCTGCGTCGTCGTCAAGTGACAAAACTTTTTTCTCCCGCACAAGAAAGTCAATGATGAGCACTAACGAGTAGTATTCATATCGGATGGCTTCTTCGTACAGTTCCCTTATTTTCATTCGCTCACCTCGAGGTTCGCAAAAACTTGCGTGTTCTTGTCAAAGTACAGCTTCACGACGCCAAGCGGACCATTTCTGTTCTTATCAACAATCACTTCAATGATGTTCTGTTGCTCCTCTTTGTTATAGTAATCATCGCGATAAAGCAACAGAATTTTATCGGCATCTTGTTCAATTTCTCCAGAGTCGCGCAAGTCAGATTTCGTTGGACGCTTGTCCTGTCGCTGTTCAACTGCCCGATTGAGCTGAGCAAGAACGATGACCGATACTTTCAATTCACGCGCCATACGTTTTAATGTCCGTGTGATCTCTCCGATTTCTAAATATCGTTCGCGCCGTCCGCTTCCTTCGATCAACGTCAAGTAGTCGATGATGACTACATGTCTTGTGTACGGAGATTTTTTGATATTCGCTTTCACCCTTGCCCATATATCTGTTACTTTCACTTTCGATCGGTCGTCAATATCTAACCGCCCCTTGTACGTTGTCAGAATCCCTTGCGCCTGGCGGTAACTTATCCAATCTTGTTCATTAAATCGTTTCGCTGCATTTTTTATTTTTGTTGCATGTATACGGCCAAGCCCGCATATCATTCGAGTAAGAAGCGATTTCGCGGACATTTCTAAGCTAAAAAACGTGACGAAGTGTCCTTTTTGTAATGCATTATTCGTTAGCGCCAGGGAGAACGCGGTTTTCCCAACCGACGGACGAGCACCGATAATCGTTAATTCTTCTTCCACCCAGCCATCTAAAATAATGTCTAAGTCACGGAACCCTGTCGGTATGCCGTTTATCCCTTGCTTTGTGGTATTCACGTCCATTTCGATGTCTGTAAGAACATCAATTAGACTGAACTCTCCTTCCGCTTCGTCAATGGTCAAGCTGTGCATTTCTTGCGTCAGTTGTTGTATCTTTTCATAGTCATTTGTTTCTCTGATTTCTTTTGCGATTTCCTTGACCCGATTCGTTTTCCAATTTTCCTTTACATACCGTTCATACGTATGAACATGCTCCGTGTTGGCAACAATATGTAATAGGTCATTCAAATAGTCATATCCGCCAATAAAGAGCAGCTCATCACCAAGTTGAACGGACAGGGATACCGCGTCGATGATTTCATTGTTTTTCGCGAGTTTTTTCATCGCGCGGTAAATCCGTTGATGTCTGATGTCTGTGAAATGCTCGGGTTCAAGGTGGATTTCTTGTAGTAAACTGTTGTCCTTCAATATACAATGTAGTAAAGACTGTTCAGCATTTACCAACCGCCTCACGCTCCCATTTTTCGATCTCGCTTATAATGTTTGTTTCGTAAGCGGCATGCTTCTTGATGTACAAATCAGCAGGAGCGGGAGGGTAGCGATGTTCCGCTGCATATCGTTTCAGCTTGTCCAGCGTGGCATCATAATCTTGTTTTCCGAGCACCATGTACCAAGCGTCAACCGCTTCGAGAAATTCGCTCTCGTCAATATTAAATTGATTGGGATACAGGAAATGAATTCGCATTAACAATTCGGCTACTTCATGTTTTTTCATTCCGCATCCTCCTTTAACTGTTCAATATACTTTCGATATGCTTCTACCATTTTGTCCGGGCGGCGCGACGCGGACTTTTTCTTTTCTTTGGTTTCTAGGTCAGTAAGAGAAGTGACGCCTTCCTTCGCCCAATTACGCAAGATACCTTCCGTGTATTTCCACGTCTTCCCTTCTTTATGGGTGATCTTTAAAGCTTCTAGTACCAATTCCGATGATAAGTCGTTCATCCATTGATTCATGCTTTCCATCGTGTATGACGATGGTATCCCAAAATTGCTTTGATAGAATTGATAGACATGCTCTATTTTGTCTAGTTTTTCATTTTCAACTGTTTCTAACGACTCGACATGTTGTTCTTTTTCTTGTTCTTTTTCTTGTTCTTTTTCTTGTTCTTCCCCATAGTCTATACATAGGGTATCTATACCGTATCCATACCATTTGCATAGGTTGATAAATTCGTTTACAAACCTCTTGTTTTTGACTTGTTCCAGCTCTTTTTTGATACAAGCAATCACTTTAGTGCTATTAATCCTGTTGTACTTAATCCAATTGACGATCATGATTTCTTTAGTCTTTTCATCGTACTTTATCTTGCTGTAGCCAATGAATCGTTGCAGCAGTTTATCGACGGTTTCGCGGTTATATCCTGTTTCTGTTTCAATGATTCGTTTTGGGAGTTCGTAAATGCCACATTGTGTGGTCTTGCTGTTGGTCATTAGATATAGGTAGAAGTATTTTTCTTCCGGCGTTAAATCAAGAACAAAGCCGTCTTGCCAAAAATCAACATGCACTTGTCTGAACTTCGCCATCCTGCTTCACCTCGTATTTTACGTCTTCATAAATCTGATAAATTTTTGAAAATGTTAATTCTGGTAAAACGATTGTTGTTTCATCATCACATTTACCGTCGTTATTTAACGGCGGTTTGAATTTTGAAATATAGTACATTTCGTAAATCGATGTATCGCTTTTCGTTTTTGTTAAAGCGTAACGCACAAAAGTCGCTTGCCTTTCTGCTGCCGAAGAAGCTATCCTGCCACCTAAATTCATAACGCTTTTTCCGATGTAAATAAGCGTTTGATTTTCGTCATACAAGAAATACACTCCGTGATCTCTGGCTAACTCTTTTTGAAGTTCGATAAATTCATCGGTAAATTGTTTGTATTTCTTCTCTTTCTTAAACCACACTTGTTCACGAACGATGATTGGTCTATAATATTCGTCATAAAGGTCTCTGTAATTTTCGCGATTTACATTTTCGTCCTTAACAATTTCTCTAAACCGCTTGAATATAAAAGCGAAGTCCTCTAATGTTTCGGCCAATTCATCGAAGTTGTAAACAGACCGAAGCATATACGAAAATATTTTTATAACTTCCCTTAATTCCAGCTTGTATAATAAGTCATCGTAAGTTTTTTGGAATTTATAAATCGAATCGGTTATTTCCTGTAAACGTTGTTGATCGTCATATGATAATTTCAAACCGTTGTTGAATAATATTTTCCTGCACACGTAGAAGAAATGAGTCTCATTCTTATATTCATATTTACTCATAAAGTCATCGCCTCCAAGGGTGCGGTAACTTACCGTGTCCTATGGATAGTTTTATTTTCCGATGTTGGTGCATCGGACTTTTTTATCCGACCTTGCCGGCCAATGCTTTTGCAAGCCGAATCGCAGGAACTAATAAATTCAGTTCCTCCACAATGTCGATCGGCTTAATGTTTTTATCTCCTTTAGCCTTGCGGTTCTCGACGCGTCGTTTAATATCTACATGGTGTTGAGCGCCAAGCAAGTCATAAACCTTGTTGTATGCCTCATCGAAACCGATTTGTTCTTTTTTAGATAAAGCACGAACCGCATCGTTAAATTGTTTACGTAAAGGGACATTGATATCGACTAGTCCGCGTTTTAAATCTGTTACTTCGTTAGAAGTTGCCGCAATTTGTTGCTTCGCTTCGTCCGCTTCCTTCCGTACTGCCGCCAACTCCTGTTCAATCTCTTTTTGTCGCAGCTCAATCGATATTAAAGCTTGCAACTGCGGGCTTAACATCTGGATGTTTAGCGCGTTTTCTTTGACGTTGTAGTATTCATCAACCAATCGTTCGTATGCTTCCCACGCTTCGTCGGTATTGAGTGATTTCGCATGCAGCCAAGCACCTTTTTCTGTCCAAAGGTAAAGCAATGGAGCCCTTTTTGACTGTTCCGCAATTTGCGGATAAGTTGATTTAAAAATCTTTAAATCCTCACCTTGCAACAAAATGAAATGTTTTCCCGGTTTATAACGCTCTTTGTTCCGACTAAAATTTTCGGAAATGCGTTTTTCATCTGTTCCATATGCTTCCGCTAACTGTTGCGTCGTCAAAACACGTTGGCCGTTTTGTTCGATTACCATTAGGCTCATACCGTTTCTCCTCTCTCCTTATTCTTGAAATTGTTTTATTGCTTGTTCAGCAAGTGACATACCGGTTCGCTTACGATAAATCGTAGAAGTCGCTAACAAGAATTTAATACCCACTATTCGAACAAATTTATTATCGTAACAATGCGTCATAAGGAGTTTTAAAAAGTCATTTTTTCCAAACCTTTCACCAAATTCCCGATTAATCATTTCTAACGTGCCGTGATAACTCCATGACCCATCATCTTCATATCGTTTTATAGGCGGGAACAAACAAAAAAAATCTTCTGTCGGTGTCCACCTAAGCTGTTCTTCGATTGTATGCACGAAAGCCAAAATTTCTTCCGGTTTGTACTGGGCACCGTTTCGTATATTACGGCCTAAGACAATCAAGTTTCGGTATCCTATTTTTTGTCGATTCATTTTTTCATTCCCCTCACGAAACCTTATCTTTCTTAATCACGATTAAATCACCAATGCTGCAGTTTAACGCTTCGCATAGTCTGGCGATCGTGTCTAAACGGATGGCGCGTTTATTTCCGTTTAGTAAGTCTGAAATGACTGTCCGAGAAATCCCTGTCATCTCATGGAGTTCTTTAATTTGTCGAATGTTGTTTCTCGCCATCATTTCAAACAATTTCACTTCGACTTTCATTTACTTTCCCTCCTTTCATTTCTTATTATACACACTTATGTGTTTAAAGTAAACATATAAATGTTTATTTAATAAAAAAATATATATCTTTGTCGCATAACATTGTATAATTTGAATACATTAATAAGTAAGGAGAGATGCGCCATGAAGGTAAAGAACAATTTACGTATCTTGATGGCTAAACATAAAATGAACATTCAAGACGTTCATGAAAAAACTGGATTAAGCCGAACAACGATTTCCAAACTATATAATGAAGAATCCACCACGATCGCTTTTGAAACGATTAGTAAGTTATGTAAGTTATTTGATTGCGACGTGGATGATTTGTTGTATTTAGAGAAAGAGGAAGGGAAGGAAGAATGATCCCTTCCTCTTTTGTTGCGTGTTTTCTTCGTACTGTTCATTTATTTTCTTCTAGTGGTTCACAATCATCTTGGTCAAGTACCCACCCATCATGATATAAATCCCAATCGCCATCTTCATATTTTGTGACGGATTCTAAAGTAACGACACTACCTATCTCAAGACCGTGGCGACAAGTATTAGCTGTTATTTTTACTTTTTGTCCTACATAGAACTTTTCATTATGCTCCACACTCTCACCCCATTAATTCGCATTATGTGTCTAATAAGCCTTACGCCTGCTCAAAAAACGCATCCGTCCACGGTTCTGCTGCCACCACCGCTTCGCGCAATCGTTCGGCTAATTCAGTAATTTCAGCTTGTGCCCCTCTGCCTTTTCTGCGCTTGGAGTAAAAATCGAGTAAAGCGCGTAAGTTTGCGGTCATGACAAGGTTGGTTGTTGCGGCGTTCGGGAGAATCATTCTCGCATTTTCCGCTGGTAACCCTAACTTCCGTAACTCGTCATACGCTAGTTGTAATGTACTCATGATACCTTTATACATCCGCTCAGCCTCTTCACTCATTTGTGGTGTGACATAGTCAAACCCACCACTTTTATCGCCACTACCAAAGCGAACATAACGCTGTGACTGCACGCTATACGAAAATCCAACCCGATGACGTGTTAGTTGCGCCAGCAAAGCACGTGAAACGCCTTCAATTGCAAATGTGAACGAGATATGTTCAAGTGTTGAAAGGTGCTTGCTAGAAACAATGTGTCGGATAAGCCTATCCGCTTCTGTTCCACCTTGACCGTCTGTTGCTTCGCGTTTGAAATATCTTTCACCCTCAAGTGCAACGATTTCACTTGGGCGGTTTGGTGAGTAACACGTTCTGATCGCTGTGAGCGCTACTGTTTGACCGTCGCTAATATCCAATACATCCTCAAAAACATCAGCGTCTAAAATGGAAGCTAAAAAGCTATCGCTTAACTGTGTATGTGCGATTAAGGTTACATTCATACGTCATTCCCCCATTCTTATATCGTTTAAACGAGCGTACTCTCCGTTGAAACTTTCATAAGACGACTAGATAAGAAGCATACGTTCATTGTTCATTCACCTCCACACCGACCGATTTCAATGCAACTAAACAAATAGCTAGTGGGGCGGTCTCTGCAAAAGCTTCATAATGGTTCCCAAAAGGTCGCTCATCTATTTCAGCAAGATATTTCATGTCAATTGGCGCACCTTCCGATTGAGGTATTACTGCTATCTTCAATTTGTCTACTAATTGCCAAGCGTATCTTATATCACTTGAGTAACGTGGGTATTCCGTTACCACAACGCTATTTTCTTTCAACCATTTCACCCAATTTGGAATGTAATAACCACCACTAAAAAGCCGATCGTACTCTTGTCTATCGAACTTCAATTTTGTGTAACCATCGACAATGCAACCATCTTCTGTGAAAGTGCGGCAACACTTTTCTTTGAATTTTTCAACCGCTTCTTCAACAGTGAGCTCCTGTACTCCGAAAAACTCTTTACCAACCAAACGGTCAATCTCATGCAGATTCATCATTCATTCCCCTTTCTCATCACTATCGCAATATCAACACCGCGTTCTTTCATCATCTCAACAACTTGCATCAACCGGTCATGCTCCTCTTTCCGTTTGATAAGCTCGTCCAAGTCGCGTTTGCAGCGTAAAAATTCTAACTCATCACTCAATTGTGTGTGTGCAAGCAACATTACTTTCATCCCGATCACGATCATCCTTTCTCATGCGTACGATATATCCGTCGTATTCCACAACGGAATGAAAATCGCAAAACTTTTTCACTTTCTCATCGTAGCGGTATATTTTCTTTGTGTTCTTAAACTTCCGGATTGGAGATACACACTCAAATCCACGCTTTTCTAAATCCTTTACGGCCAATAAAATCTCTTTAAGACGCATTCTGCGGATGCACACTTCCATGTGTATCACCTCGCATTTCGCGTATTTTTCTCCTCACCATCTCTTGTGATCGTCCCAGATGTTCAGCGATCTCTTTTGTCGGGATTTTACCGACATTTTCACGGATGAAGAGTAGTTCTTCTTCCGTGAACATTTTTTTCTTTGTAAACGGTTCTTTTGTTAGTAGCCCTCGTTCCCTTAACTGTTTAGCACGAATACAGATAGTCCGTTGACAACATCCTGTATTCAACGCGATGGTTTTGAGCGGTTCTTTATCGTAATGTTCGATGATGTATGTATCGATCATCGCCCAATCCTTCCGATCTTTCCTTTCTTTTGGTTTCGTTTCTTGGTGTACAGGCCTTTCTTTCCATAAAAATTGACCGATCGTGCGCATGTCTTTATATAACGGACATGCTTGGCAATCCTTTTCTTCACACATTTCACACTCGGTCAACATTTTCCCCAACTCGACCATGAGCTTGTGTTTCAACTGCTTGTCCACACCAATCCCCCCTTTTTTGTCAATCAAAAATTCCGAATGTTCCGACTATAAACATAAAAATAAATATCCCCATCACGACAATGTCCAATACTTTTTCATTCCAAAATTCCTCCATGTTCCCCTCTCCTTTTTAGAAGGGGCATTACGCCCCTTGCTATTCTTCACTCACTAATGATTTCCCCGTTCTCGATGATGCTATCTATCATCCAATCGTATCCTGCAAAACCTTTTGATTTCCGTTGCAAACGTTGTTTTTCTTTGCTATCTACTACACGGACATTTACATTCGCACCCCAACCATCACCGAAGTCGTAGTAATAATTCCCTTCTTTCACACGTTCAGCGTCTTTATTTTTTAAAGTTCTAAACTTCACGTATAAGTCTTTTTCTCCGCTCCATCTGCCATTCCAAGAACCAACATTCGGCATAGTTAATGTGAAAGCGAATATTTTCAAGTTCATTCTCCTTTCTTTCCGCAAGGAGCATTACGCCCCTTTTTGTTTTCCTGTCAAAATTTCAATTGCGCGGCTCGCTTCTGCCGCTGTCCAATGTTCAATGTCTTTATCTGTGCCTAATTGTTGCTTCAAATGCTGATACAACGCTTCTTTTGTGTACTTTTCCGTCACCTTTTTGTTGAGTAAGCTGTCGATGAAGTTTAGCTGTTTATCGCTCGCTTTCGGCTGTTCCGTCGCCGCGTTGCCGTCGTCGTCATCTTCTGCCGCGATACCAAGAGCTGCGCATAAGCTGTAACGTCTTGCGTAGGTAACTGCACTTCCTGCGCCCTGTGCGGTGACTTTGCCCATTGGGAGTTTCAACGGCTCACTTTCGATGAACTCTCCACTTTCGTGCAAGATGAGTGTTGTCACGCAGATGTTATCACCTTCTGTTGTTGTTGATTGGAAGAAAGATAGTCCATGTTTCGCTAGATGCGGGCGAATTGTGCTGATGATTTCTTCTAGCGGGCTATATTTACTTTTGAAATGCGGGTTTTCCGCTATCTTTTTCGGTGCTGGGCACTCCGCTTGGAATTTGCAGAGCGCCGATGCAATATTCGCAATGTTTTCTGATCGTTTCATCGGATACGCACCCCTTTCGTCTGCTTCAATGTCACGCCAGGAATCACTTCGCCGTTTTTCAATCGATCTAAAATCGACTTCTTATCAACTTTAGCTGGTTGTGGTATCATAAACTTTGATGGAATTAATTTTTCATCAGCTATCTCGACTGACGGAGGGTTGTTCTGGATTGCAACCGTGATAGTTGGGCGCTTCACTTTCTGCAATCCAGCCACCTCCAATTGTTCCTGCAAGTACGTTTTGAGCCGCTCCACTTTTGCTTCAATCGCACGTCTACGTTCTGCAAGCCGTTGTTCTTCTTCTTTGATGATTTTTGCGTCTGCTTCCAAGTTGCGAATCAATTTGGCAATGTTCTCAACCTTTTCCTCAATCGCATCTTCTAATGACTGTAATGTATCGACTAACGCATCCGATTCCATTTCTTCTGCCATTTCCATTAAATGAGCGTAATTTTGGGCTAACTCGTAAAGTTTCACACAAATTCCTCCTCTTCTTTCTTTTTGTTAAGTTGCTGCCAAACAATCGACATATGGTTCCACACAAGCAACATATCTTCCAACGTGCTCAATTCATGCTGTAATCCAATGATGTAGCCTTGTAAGAAGTTTTTTTCTGTGTCAAGTGTACTTTCATTCACTTTCTGTTGCATGCGTTCGATGTGTTTTTTCGCCAAATCAATGCGAAAACGAATCGCTTGTTCCAATGTGTTCACCTCCTTAATTCGCCAACGCTTTTTGTTCTAGCCACTTAAAAAACATGTCGCGATGGACACGCTTCAAGCGACCGATACGTACAAGAGGGAATCCCTTTTCCTCCATCACTTCATACGCGTGACGGTGAGTGATTCCTAAAATCTCCGCCACTTCCTTCGCAGTAAGCATGATCGGATAGTCTTGTACATTTTTCATTTTTATCACCACCATGTTGTTTATTTATCACCGTTGTCTTTATTGTATCCAAGTGTTGTTTATTTGTCAACATTGTTTCTAAATATTTTTTAGTGCTTTTTATATATTTTTGTTAAATTCCCATGCAACACCGTTGAATGTTGACTTGTAGTGAAACATAATAGAGGTGGGGGTGATAATATGCACGTTGGAGAAAAAGTGAGAAAAATCCGGAATGAAAAAAAATTATCCTTGCGTCAACTCGCCACGATGACCGACATGAACCACGCATATCTATCTCGTATTGAAAACGGGAAGGTGCAACCAAGCGTCGAAAGTTTAATAAAGATCGCAAAAGCACTCGGTTGTGATGTTGCTGACTTTTTTGAAAAGAAAATGGAAGTTGATGAGGAGTTGGAAAAAGAAGGAGTGCAATGGGTGATTTTCGGAAAAGAACTCGAAAAAGAAGGAATTACTTTAGAACAAGTAAAGGAGTGGATACGTGCCATCAAAGCGACAAAATTTTAATTTTTTCGTCCTCTCGACACATTTCGACATTTTTTTTAGTAATCTTGTCGTATCATAAATACGAACATAAGTTTGCATGCTGGAGGGGACGTCATGGAAATTATCTACTCACCTATTGTACCTGAAGGTGTAATCATCGAGGGAACAGATTTCATCATCGTTGGAATAAAAGAAGGTGAGACGAATGAAGGGATACTTCAGGAAACGGGGGAATAAATGGTCATTCACGGTTGATATCGGTAGAGATCCAAGCACGGGAAAGCGAAAGCAGAAGACTGTTTCTGGTTTTCGCACAAAAAAAGAGGCGGAAGCCGCGTGTCAAGCTCTATTGTACGAGCTAAACAACGGAATATATGTTGATGAAAAAGATTGGACAGTTAAACAGTTGATGGAACATTACATTGACATCCATGTATTAAAATTAAGACCGAGAACGATCGACAATTACACAAAATACATTCGTAATTACATTTATCCTACTTTAGGAAATGTGAAAGTTAAAAAATTAACGCCGATTAAAGTACAGAAATGGTTAAGTGAACTTCATGAAAAAGGATATTCTTTATCAACACAAAAAACGGCTTATCTCTTATTAAAAGGAGCACTTAAAAAAGCGGTGTCGTGGGAGATTGTGAAGAAGAATTGTATGGAAAACATTCCATGCCCTTCACCTAAACACGTAGAGCGTGTGACATGGAATGCAGAACAAGTCCGATCTTTTTTAAACCTATCACGACAGCGTAACCTTAATTATTATATGGCATTTCTTATTGCTTTTCATACAGGAATGAGAAAATCAGAAATTCTCGGTCTACAATGGAAAGATATCGACTTTGAAAAACGAGTGATTCATGTCCGTCGTTCTCTACTTGAAAGAAAAGGAGGTGGATATGATTTCGATGATGTAAAATCGAGCTCATCACGTCGGACGATCGCTATTGATGATATTTTATTGATGGAATTGAAAAAGCATCGCATTCGGCAACACGAATATCGCCTGGTGCATGGTGAAAACTATGTCGATATGAACTTGGTGGTCTCGACATATAAAGGCACACCAATCAACCAACGCACCATATCAGAAGAATTTTATATCATCCGCGACCGTTTGGGGTTACCTAGAATCCGTTTTCACGATATCAGACACACACACGCTACTTTACTCTTGCAATACGGTGAAAACGTTAAGGTCATTTCTGAACGCCTTGGGCATTCGAATATCGGAATCACATTGGACGTCTATTCACATGTTGTTCCAGATATGCAACGAGAAGCAGCTGAAAAAATCGCTCGCATTCTCAAATGA